TGAAGCGGAAGAAAGAATATTTGGAGACGCAAGTCTTTCAACTGTGCTGGCAAGTGAAGCGGAAGAAAGAATATCAGGAGACGCAAGTCTTTCAACTGTGCTGGCAAGTGAAGCGGAAGAAAGAATATCTGGAGACGCAAGTCTTTCAACTGTGCTGGCAAGTGAAGCGGAAGAAAGAATATCTGGAGACGCAAGTCTTTCAACTGTGCTGGCAAGTCTTTCTGCTGTGTTGGCAAGTGAAACAGAAGATAAAATATCTGGAGACGCTAGTCTATCAACTGTGATGGCAAGTGAAGCGGAAGAAAGAATATCTGGAGACGCAAGTCTTTCTGCTGTATTGGCGAGTGAAACTGAAGATAGAATATCTGGAGACGTATCACTACATATGTACATTGATAATCAAGTTTCACTAATTGTTGGCGGTTCTCCAGAATTGTTAAACACTTTATCTGAACTAGCTAAAGCGATTGATAGCGATCCAAGTTTTTCTGTAACAATGATTAATTACGTTAATTCAACAATATCAGCTGAATCAAATATTCGAATCAATACGGTTAATAGTTTGTCTATTAAATTATCAAATGAGACAGAAAACTTAATAATTGGAGACACCAGTCTTTCAACTGGGTTAGCAAGTGAAGCTGAAGATAGAACATTAGGAGACACAAGTATTTCTGCTGCGCTTGTAAGTGAAACTGAAAATAGGATATCTGGAGACGCAAGTATTTTTGCTGTTTTAGCGAGAATGTCAGGAGACACTAGTCTTTCAACTGTGCTGGTAAGTGAAACAGACGGAAGAATATCTGGAGACATAAGTCTTTCAACTGTTTTAGTGAGTGAAATAGAAGATAGAATATCAGGAGACACAAGTCTTTCTGCTGTGTTGGCAAGTGAAAATGAAGATAGAATATTTGGAGACGCCAGTCTTTCAACTGGGTTGGCAGGTGAAACAGAAAATAGAATATCCGGAGACGCAAGTCTTTCAGCTGTTTTAGCGAGTGAAACATCAAATAGAATATCAGGAGACACAAGTCTTTCTGCTGTGCTGGCAGGTGAAACAGACGGAAGAATATCTGGAGATGCCAGTCTTTCAATTGTGTTGGCAAGTGAAGCCGAAGAAAGAATATCTGGAGACGCAAGTCTTTCAACTTTGTTGGCAAGTGAAAATGAAGGTAGAATATCAGGAAACGCAAGTCTTTCTGCTGTGCTGGCAGGTGAAACAGACGGAAGAATATCAGGAGACATAAGTCTTTCTGCTGTGTTAGTAAGTGAAGCCGAAGAAAGAATATCCGGAGACGCAAGTCTTTCTGCTGTGCTGGCAGGTGAAACAGACGAAAGAATATCAGGAGACATGAGTCTTTCTGCTGTGTTAGTAAGTGAAGCCGAAGAAAGAATATCAGGAGACACAAGTCTTTCTGCTGTGCTGGCAGGTGAAACAGACGGAAGAATATCAGGAGACATGAGTCTTTCTGCTGTGTTAGTAAGTGAAGCCGAAGAAAGAATATCAGGAGACACAAGTCTTTCTGCTGTACTGGCAGGTGAAACAGACGGAAGAATATCAGGAGACATGAGTCTTTCTGCTGTGTTAGTAAGTGAAGCCGAAGAAAGAATATCCGGAGACGCAAGTCTTTCAACTGTTTTAGCGAGTGAAACCGCAGATAGAATATCAGGAGACACATCATTACAAATATATATTGATAATCAGGTTTCATTAATTGTTGGCGGTTCTCCTGAATTATTAAACACTTTATCTGAATTAGCCAGAGCAATTGATAGTGATCCAAGTTTTTCAGTAACAATGGTTAATTACATAAATTCAACTATATCAACTGAAGCATTTGTTCGAATTAATACGGTTAATAGTTTATCTACTAAATTATCAAGTGAAACAGACGGAAGAATATCAGGAGACACAAGTCTTTCAACTGGGTTAGCAAATGAAGCTGAATATAGAATATCAGGAGACGCAAGTCTTTCAACTGTGTTGGCAAGTGAAACCGACGGAAGAATATCTGGAGATGCCAGTCTTTCTGCTGTGTTGACAAGTGAAACAGACGGAAGAATATCAGGAGACGCAAGTCTTTCTGCTGTGTTGGCAAGTGAAACAGACGGAAGAATATCTGGTGACGCCAGTCTTTCAACTGTGTTAGCAAGTGAAACAGACGGAAGAATATCTGGAGACGCAAGTCTTTCAACTGGGTTGGCAAGTGAAACATACGGAAGAATGTCTGGAGATGCCAGTCTTTCAACTGGGTTGGCAGGTGAAACATACGGAAGAATATCAGGAGACGCAAGTCTTTCAACTGGGTTAGCAAATGAAGCTGAAGATAGAATATCTGGAGATGCAAGTCTTTCTGCTGTGTTGACAAGTGAAACCGACGGAAGAATATCAGGAGACGCAAGTCTTTCAACTGGGTTGGCAAGTGAAACCGACGGAAGAATATCTGGAGATGCCAGTCTTTCAACTGGGTTGGCAGGTGAAGCTGAAGATAGAATAGCTGGCGATATAAGTTGTGCTACTGAAATAAGTTCAAGAATATCCGATGTTTTAATACAAATTAATTTAAAACAAGCCGCTATTGATTCCGATCATTTATTAAATAGTGATTTAGTAGATTATGAAAGCATATTATTAAGCACATATATATTTACGAATGAAACGAATATGTCTAATTTGCAAAAAACTAAGGCAAATTTGAATGGAAACACATATACAGGGAGTCATGATTTTACAGGTGCAACTGTTACAGGCGTTCCAAATAGATATGTTTTTAATGATTTAGGCAGTCGTACCATTTTGACGGGTTTAGACGTAAACAAAATTCATTTTATTACGGGTGATACTAAAACCGTTTTTCTACCTCCTAACAATGTAGTTTCTGACGGAGATTGGGTAAATTTTAATTGGATGTCGAGCAGTGAGGCTAATTTACTAACTGTGCATGAAAATCCTGCTCTTTCTTTACCCGTGGTTACTGCTGGGGGAAGCTCAGCCGCATTAACCGGTGGAACAAGCAGAACTGTTGTGTATTCGTCTCTTGCGAATAAATGGTTTATTTTACAATAAAGCTACGGTAATCAATAATAATCTAAATAATTCAGATTATTATTGTTTCAAATTAATGTTGTTTCAAATTAATAATGTTGTTTATAAATATATATTATTTCGGGTTTTTACTGAAGCACATGAATCTGTTTGCGCACAAGTATTTGGGCCTCCCACATAGCCCCCTCGAATTAAATTGTAACTGGATGGTAAATAGTTATTTGTCTCATCAATCACGCAGTCTCTCTTTGGAGTAAAATAATCTTTTTCTAAAATTCGTGTGCTTAAATTATTATGAAAAGGCAGACACGTATTTTCTTGGGGATTCAAAGGAAGATAATACCAATCCACTTGTTCTAAATCGCGATACCACCAAGCTGGGTTCGTAGCTCTGGATTGACCCGTTGTTAAATTCGCGCAAGATGGATATTGTATGGCTTCATTATGGACGTTAAAATTGGTATAATTATCTTTTCCTAAACAATCGCGGCTTAGGGGCTTATTTACACCTCTTAGTTCGCTTTCTAAATGAATAGTATTGGTTCTTAAATTGGCGCCCCATTTTTGAATTCTTATTTGAGGGTCTTCGATATAAGCAGGACTAGCTCCATTCCCGGGCACATTTAATATCCATCTGCCAGGGTCTGTAGATTGTTGTAATTGTTTTTTTGTTCTACATTCATCGTAATTAAATCGGGTGTTGGCCATTTATATATACTTTTAAAAAAAGTATAGCAAAAATACTTTTAAAAAAAGTATAGCAAAAATACTTTTAGAAAAAGTATAGCAAAAATACTTTTAAAAAAATATTAATTAGCATTTAATAAAGCAATTTTATAAACGGTTCCTCCAATAGTTAGTGCAAGAAATTTTCCTGAACTAGCACCAGCTAAATTACTCAATAAAGTATTACCTGTTAAAGCAAGACCATCGCCACTACCGGCAGCATTATCTTTTGTAGCAAGAGTGAGTACTGCACCAGGAATAGAAGTTGCAGTAGTAATTGACAAATTACCATTAGATGTTTTAATGGTATTAAACAGCCCACCACCCGCCATATCCAAAGGTCTAAAACAATTGTTATCATTATCAGCCCCATTCATTCTAAACACTATATTATTATTACCATCCACACAACTATAAAAATCTAACGCTCCGTCAATATTATTAGTAGCAGAATTATTAGTAACAGAACATTCAATCTTACCAAAAGTTTTGGCGCCGCCAATATAATCTTTTGCGTTAAATTGTTGAGAGAAAATAACATCATTTACATTAGCAATTCGTCCATTTTTATAACTTTGTATGGTTGGTACACCAGCAGTAGCCCCAATAGTAGTATTTCTGTTTATTAATCTTAAGCAAGGGTCTGATGTATAACCTGTTGAAGAAACATCACTAATTGTTATAATATTTTTACCAATTTCAACCCCTTCTTGTGGTAAAGCATTAGTTCCCAAAACAGTTAAAACATTTGGGTCAAGTGTTAGGTTATTAGAAGCAACAAGTAAATTTGCATTAGTAAATAACTCTAAATCTCTTTGTATACCACCAGTAAATTCATGTTTTATACTTGTGTTGCCTGATGTAGCATCAGGTATTTTTATTTGTAAATTTTGAGTGTTATTTAGAAGATTATTATAACCCAAAAGAATTGATGATTCGCTGCTGATACAACTTATATTACTTTGATTAAAGCCTGAAACACCACTATATAAATTATATAAACCATTTTTATAAAGTGAAGCTGTTTGTTCGCCAGTAATACCATCCTTTAATATTATTTGATTATTATTAAATGTAACAATATTTAATGCTGAAGATGGAGTATTATCAGACAATGTAATTTGAGGTTCTGATATTGGATTTATATCAATATATGCTCCTGTATTACCAATACCTGCTGGATTATCCAAGTAAATATTTTGTGAACGTAAATTACTACTAATATCCACCCATAAAGGATTAATAAACCCTTGTGGTCCATTTGGTTGAGGAGTTAATGCTAAATAAGTTGGGTCTATACCTCCTGTCACTAATAAATTGCCATAAATTAATACATCTTGTCCAGTAATTCCGATTCCAGTATATCCACCGGTGCTTCCTCCTACTCCATTCATCGATGTCCATTGGCTAACACCTGTGGCACCTTGCGCCCCGGTATCTCCTCTACACCCACGTCCGGTGGCGCCTTGTGGTCCAGTAACACCAGTGGCGCCTTGGTAACCCATACTTCCCACGGCGGAAGGTCCTGTGGCGCCTTGATACCCTTGAGGCCCTTGTACTTTTAAATCACAACATTTTCTTGCTCCTAAATATTGATTAAATGACATATATATATATATACTTTTAGAATATACTTTTAGAAAAAGTATAACAAAATATTATATTATTATATGGCGAAAATTACAAATACTGAAATAGATTTTTCACTGATTGAAGATGATTTAATACAATTGGCAAATAATAATAATAGTTTTTATAAACAAAATGTAAACAATTTTATATTAAATATGATTTTAAAAACTAAAGTTCAGCATATAGCTTGGCATATTTTTCACTCTTTTTCAGTAATGTATCCAAATGAACCAACAGAGGAGGAACAATTAAGGACAAAAAAATTTATTCAAAAAATCACAACTAATTTAGGTATTATTTGCTCATCTTGTAGTAGCATCAAAGACACTTTTATATCAAATTATGACATTGATTTAGCGGTTAGTTCTAAAACAAATATTATACAATTTTTTTCTGATTATCATAAAACAGTTAATACAACTCTTAGACAACAAAAATACTTTAGTTATAATCCAGACATATATACAAGTGAATTTATTATCGATAGATATACAAAAAATGATTATGCTTTATTAATTGACAGCAAATATAATATTAATTTATTTTCATTATTTCAACAAAATTCTATGGATGATTTTTTTCTATTATTTCATAAAAATGTGAAAGAAATAATATTTTATAAAGAGCCTAACAAATATGAGTTTGATATTACATTTTCTAGTTTGTTGTAAATAAATATAATTGTTTCATTATTTATAATTATATTTTATGAGTTATGATTTGATGGATTAAACATTCCTATTCCATTACCCCTTATCCCTGTATAGCCATAGTTTTGATGTTGATATTGAATATAAGTAGCACTTGCCACAAATATAAATTTTCCGGTAGTAATTACAGATGTAGTTGTGGCTGTATCTGTATATTTAGCATACCAATGCCATTCAATATACGCATCTTGTATTGGTTCAGCTGGGCCATTAACAATAGCACACATATAGCGTGCATCACTACAAAATCGAAGTCTCTGCTCTTCTTGCTGTTTACATATTTCAGAACTTTTATGATCTTTTATTACAATAGGACATTCTTCCCTAGGAAGACATTCATATAAGATGTAATCATAATTATTTTGGCCGCAAGGTTCAGATTCTGGTCGGACTACGTTAATACACGAATTGGTGGTAATAGCATATGAATAATATAAATTTGGGGTTATTTCAAATGGTATATAAATATCTGGAAGAAGAGGTACTATCTGATAATCTAAAGAATAAGTTGAACTTGGACCTACACTACCTTGTGGTCCTATATCTCCTTGAACACCTGTGGCTCCTTGAAAACCTGTGACTCCTCGAACACCTGTGGCTCCTTGAAAACCTGTGACTCCTCGAACACCTGTGACTCCTTGAAAACCTGTGACTCCTTGTGCGCCTGTAGCTCCTTGAAAACCTGTGACTCCTTGTGCACCTGTGGCTCCTTGTGCGCCTGTAACCCCTATACTGCCCTGTGGGCCTCCTGCTGGCCCTTGTGCTCCGGTATCTCCTCTACATCCACGTCCGGTGGCGCCTTGTGGTCCGGCGATACCTGTAGCGCCTTGGTAACCCATACTTCCTACAGAAGAAGGCCCTGTGGCACCTTGATAGCCTTGAGGCCCTTGTACTTTTAAATCACAACATTTTCTTGCTCCTAAATATTGATTAAATGACATATATATATACTTTTAGAATATACTTTTAGAAAAAGTCATAAGTAAAAGCAAACATACTTTTAGAAAAAGTCATAAGTAAACGGAATCAAAATATACATTATAGTTTTAAAAAAAGTATATTATACTAATATATGACATTTACTCCTCAAGTTTTAACACAAACGGATAACAATAATACTATTTATTCTTCAAGTGATATATCGTTTAATGGAATTTCAACTGTAACCACCGGTTATAATACATTAATTTTAACTATTCAAAGCACAGCAGATTCATCTGCCGGAGGTCTTCAGATACAGTTTTCAGATGACAATTTAACTTGGCTCACACCATATACAGATACATATTTTTCAACCAATATTTTTACTAAAAATTATTTGATAATTAAAAAGTATTATAGAATTATTTATAATAACTCATTCTCTGGAACATTTACTGTAACTTCTCGGCTGAGCACAGAATTGGACAGTTCGATAACACAAAACACTTCAGTATCAATATTTGATAATAATCTTCAAAACACGTTGGATGCATTTGGAAGATTTAGGGTTTCTTTTCCAACTACCATATTAGATATTCGTTTTCCTGGGCAGAACATTGGGAGTGCTTTATTTTTAAAAAATAATTTACAAATAACAAACGATTCTAGTGGTTCATATATTGGAACTTATGAAAACTCAAAATTAACTATCGACGCATCTGGAGCTGGATATTATATAAGTCAAAGTAGAAATTATTGTATATATCAACCAGGCAAATCATTGCTATTTATGGCAAGCGGAATAATAGACCCATCTAATAATAATTATACTACAAGAATAGGATATTTTGATAATATAATCCCACTAGCCAATCCTTTAATTGTTAGAAATGGGGTATATTTTGAACATAGTGGGGGGGTGTGTTCTATTAACATTAAAAATAATACAATAACCAAAATAAATCAATCTGATTGGAATATTGACAAATTAAACGGAACTGGACTTTCTGGATTAATATTAAATTTTAGAAAAACCCAACTATTTGTCATTGATATGGAATGGTTGGGTGTTGGAAGAGTTCGTTTCGGGTTTTATGTGTATGGCAAAATTCAATATTGTCATCAAGTAACAAATATAAATATTTTAACCCAACCTTATACCAATTGCATTAATTTACCCATTTGTTATTCTATACATAATAGCTTGCCAGGAGGCGGCTCGTCAAATAATTTCAAACAAATTTGTTCAACTGTTATCAGTGAAGGAGGGTATGCTCCATTAGGAAGGCCGTTTTCAGTATCGACCGGTTCGCCATCTGCTGTTAACATAGGATCTAATATCGAAGAACCTATATTATTTTTAAGAGGAAATGTTAATAATCCTAATTACTATCATCAAAATATAATTCCAACAGGTTTATCAATGATATGTTCATCTACGAATGATTTAATTTTATATAAATTGGAATATTTTTTAGCAGGAACATATACAGGTACAGAACCAATATGGAGTAATGTTAATAGTAATTATAGTGTGGCTCAATATGCGGGCAATCTTTCAACTGGGTATAATAATACAAATGCGATTACATTAGATCAAGGTTATTTTTATGGAAGAGGAAGCAATACAGTTTCATCATTAGGAGATGTTTTTACAAGTCAAGTATTACAGCTTACTTCAAATATTATAAATCAATCCGATATACTTGTGTTAACTGCCACATTTGTTTCCACCTCCTCCGGCTCATCTACAAATGTGTTTGGTACACTTTCATGGCAAGAGTTATATTAAATAATTAACCATTTATTAACTGTATTTGATACAATTTGAACAGACGAATAATCCACCTGTATTGTTGCAGACACTTCTCCACCAATCGTATTAAATAACGCAGGTTGAATTATTAAATTATGATTTGATAGTTGGCCAGCACTATCTACAATATAGTGTACTCGTTTTCCGCCGTTATCCATAGTTGATATTAATGGTAAGTTTATAGTTAAAGATCCGTTTGTTGTATTTACCTGATAAATGTTAAAATAATTTACGTCTGTAGTGAATGATGGAATATCAAAAGAGGTTGCTCCAACAGACGTAAGCTGGGTGATGGTATAATTTGTGTAAAAATTGGGCTGAGCGGGACCAGGAGGGCCTGGCGGACCTGGAGGACCTATACATGGATTTGAAACACAATCACATGGGTCTAAATCTTCGCATCCACGAATTCCATCACAAGGGTCAAAAGTATCATTACAATCATTGTATGAAGTACACCCATTATATGGTCTTCCGTTAATATTGGTCACTGTTAAATTGGTCACTGTGATGTTTTCACTAGTAATATTTTTAGTATTTATATTACCGCTCATTATATAACAAGCACATATATTTTAAATTAAATTAAAACTAGAATTAATTTAAAATACTATTAAATAAACTAATTTGGAACAGGAAATGGTCTTTGATTTTTTTCGATGACTAAAGGTTCAGGGATAAAAATAGGACTTTTTTCATAAATATTGGTGGAATCTAATCTTGCCAATTCAGGCACAAAACAAGGAGCAGGGGTTACCAAATTGGTGGAATTGATTCCTAATAAAAAAGATTCAATATCAGGAGCATTATATGACATTTTGTTCCAGGGAATTTGAGCAGGCAGCAACCCATTTCCGGGGAGTCTAGTATTATATGCGGCTCCATATTGCGAGTTCGGATATAAAGTATATGTTTCAAATTGTTGGTATTCTCTTTGTTCTAAATTATAATTGCCTGGAGTATTTATATTGCGCGTGGATGCCATTTATATTTAAAAAGATTAAAAAATAGGTTAATCAATCATTAAAATTTCTTCTAATTGTAGCATATGAAGTTTTGTTATTTTACCAGTTTCAAGAAATTCACTAATACAAATATGGGACAAATACATATACTCATACGAAAACATCACTATTAATCCAAATATGTTGTCATTTGTTTTTAAAAAACGTGTTGCCAATGTATTAATATATTTATTAATATCATCCCACTCTTTTACCCTGTCATATAGTTCTGTTATGGCTTTATTTAGGTCATATTCATTATATTCGCTTAATCCAAAAATATTTAATAATTCTTGTCGATAAATAGCATTTCTGATAAAAAATTTATCTTCATCTGATATAATATCGCTTTCTAAGAAAACATCTTCTGTATTATAAGTACACACAATTGTTGTATCATACATTGCTATTAAATTAATATTCACAATATATATTTAAATTGTAATTTATATAATTTAAATATTGATTAAAAAACTACCATAAAAGAATTCTAGACAAATTATTCGCGCTATATTTATTTTTTTTCCAGTTTCCTCTAATTTTTGCCGACCGAGTTAGATAATTTTTTCTGCGCGTTTTGTTTTTATGTTTGGTGTAGTCTTCGTAACCCATTTGTCCAAAATGAACTACATTTCCATCAGGAGTAGTAACCATATATTTTTTTTCTTTTTTAGTAGAGAGACCAATCTTTGCGGTTTTTCCTAAATATTTTTTTGCTCTACGATACACTTCTGTTGGATTCGAATAGAGTCGGATTGATTTTTTTGTCATTATATATACTTTATACTTTTAGAAAAAGTATAGCAAAACTTTATACTTTTAGAAAAAGTATAGCAAAACTTTATACTTTTATAAAAAGTATAGCAAAAACATATATTTTACACCTTTATACTTTTAGAAAAAGTATAGCAAAAACATATATTTTAAAATGTGTTGATTTGCTTAAACTTTTCGTAACTTCGTAAAACATATAAGTATTTGCTATACTTTTCTTAAAATACATATATTTTTGCTATACTTTTTCTAAAAGTATATCTAAAAGTATATTAGACATATTGATTTGCCGTATGTTTTGTTAAATAATCCTTATCACGTGTCAATTCACGAGAAGGCACTCCGCCTCGAATCCACCCGTCTGAAGCATCATTCTCAATTTTACTTGTATCCATTCGCTGTTTCACTGCAGGCAAAAGAGGGGTTTGGTGATATTTAATATAACTCTTCTCGCTCAAATTATTGACGCTGCGTTTATTCACTAATTGCTCACCTTGCTGAATTTGTGATTCCATAACAGGGTTTACCGACCCACGCCCCAAAAATGGAACGGTAGCAAAAGGTCGCTGAAATAAATCAATGCGGCATCGTGGATTGGTTTGAATGGTGCCAATTTGAAGCATAGAACTGGTGTCAATATTACACCCGCCTGCGCCGGTATTGTATCCGCCGTTGTACATAATGCCCGGCTGAGTGGTTGCGAGAGAAATGGGATTTTTCATAGAACAATCAGAAGCAAAATAATTTTGTGTTAAATAATTACAAGAGGCAATATTTTGGATATCGGTTTGAGACTTATTACAGTCATCGAGACCAATTCTATTTGTGGATTGGAAGGTATAACTAGAAACGTTTGCCATTTATAATTATAATACATATTATTTTTTTACAAATTTAAATGTTTTATTGTTTCTAAATGTCTATAAAATAAAATAGTAGCATTTGTTTTAAAATCGCATTTATTACAATAATATTTCGATTTTTGCTCTTCTTCTTTTGTTGAATGATGTGTTAAAATATGTAGCTTCATATTTGATGTTTTTGTGCTTTTATAATTAATTACAAAAACAAACTACAATTTTATATTAAAAAAATGAAATCAATTTAAATACATATTTATAACTATTACATAATAATGCGAGTAAATATCTGCCATCGTTTAATTAAAAATATGATTCAACACGGTGAAAATTTTATAAATAATCATTACGGCTGTATAATTTCTGAAAATATACCTAAGGGCTTATATGCTACTAAAACATATGCAATCGGTGATATTGTTAAAAAATTAGAAGGTGAATTAGTCTTAAAACCAACAAGAAAAAGTATACATATAGGAAATGGTATGCATGTTATAGATAATTATGGTAAATATATCAACCATTCATTTGAACCAAATACACGCATTGAATCAAACAATATAATTGCTATTACAGAAATAAATCCATATGATGAAATAACTTTTAACTACAATGATACAGAACTTAATATGGCGGAACCTTTTGAATTAGATGGTATTAATGTTTGCGGTAAGAAATTATAATATTTAAAAATACACTTAAATATTACAATAATAAAACGAAAAAATAAATTGTTGCGAATAATGGTCTTAATATAATGTATAACGGTATGAATCTTTTTCTCTTTGTACAGCCGATAAAAAATCGGACCCTTTCGAGCTAGGCATATTTCCATAAAGGTACTGACCTAATGCTCCTTGGTCTCCAGGCGTAATTTTTGTATTTGCAGTACTATAAAACACACGATTGGCATCATCTAATAAAAAATTCTGCCAAAGGTCTGGGTATAATTGTTTATTTGTATTTTTAATACCAGGATTCATCATTTGAACAGAACGTTTTACATTTTTAGTAATGTCTTCATCCACATCCACGTTAAATGCGGGTGGAGCGGATTTTCTGTCGGGGTCGTCATTAATTTGAGTCAATAAAACATTGCTAAACGGATTCTTTTTATTGCCTTCTTTAAATTCATCTTGTAATACTGAATCCAGTGTTACGGGGTTAATAATGGATTTTAATTGTTGCTTAATTGACTTTGGTTCGTCGACAAAGAATCCTTCTTTCATCATATCCTTATTGAGTTTTTGCTTTCTCATTTTAAACAAAACAAAAATAACGGCTAATGTTAAAAATCCAATAACTAAAATTCGCAAAGACATTGTTAAAATATATCCTAAAATGGTGATTAAAATAATCAGTCTGGTAATTGCGTTTAATTTTTGTTCATAATACATATCAGTAGTAGGCCATAGTTCAAATATCAAATCTTTATTCAATAGTATGGTTGGATCATTGGACCAAAATTGTATTGTCATTATATATATATAAATCTTTAAAAAAGTTTACCGAAAACTATTATTTTCCTTTATTTTTTGCCTTTCTTTTTCTTTTTCCCTTCGACTCTTTGAGAAACAACTGGTTTCGCGCCTCTTGGCGTTTTTTCTACTTTCTCTCCAGTACTAAAGATTGTAAGAACTGCTTCTTCTTCTGTGGCATGACTGGTTGAAGATTTCATTGCTTCCATTTCCATTTTTGCCTTTAAATTCGCTTCAGCTTTTGCTTTCATTCTCTCCTTCATTTTCGCCGTTTTCATTCGTTTGTTTAATTCAGATTCCATTGCGGCATTATTCACTTTTCCTCCAAGTCCGGATAAATTTCCCATCCCCATTTTATTTAACATGGATTGGATATTTCCCATCCCAGGCATATGTTTCATTTTATCCATCATTTCGGTTGCTTCGGCAATCATTTCGCTTTCTTTAATATCTCCTGATTTGATTTTGCTATCCAATTTATCTCCGACCGTTTTCACTAAACTCATGAGTTTGCCTGGATTTTTCATCAATTTTTGAAATACGTCTTTCATATCTGTGACGTTTTCCATATCTATATCTAAATCATGCGCGGTTTCTTCTGCGATTTCTTTGGCTAATTTGCCTAATTTACCATCAAGCATTCTAGTAATATGTTCATGAATATCATTTGCATTTGGTAAACTATCTGGCATTTCTGGATGATGTTCTGTTTTTTCACAGTTGCCACTCATGTCAAACATATCTTGCATTTGCGATAAAGCTTCTTCCAATTTATTTTTAAATTCATCTTGATTAATGGCTTCAAACAATTTTGCGGTATCTCCAAATGCGTCTTTGTTATTGATTGACCCAACAATTGAAAAAGTGATTAATTGTAAATATTTCCAAATGGTATCTCTAGTGGGTTGTGATATATTAAAATGCCACAAGCTTTTAAAATGAATATGTGGTAAAAATTCGGTATCGCCTGCATAATCTTCTTGAAAAATATCTTCATTTTTGTATAAAATATCAAAAAATCTAGGTGGTAGTTTCTTTTGGCAAAAAGTAAATACCATTTGTATGCTGGATTTTTCTGCGTCTTGAATTGCTTTTGTTCTCTCTTCTTCATTTTCTATATAATCAAAAGTAGATGAATCTTTCCACCACTTGCCTATGATTGAATCATACTCAGGGAAGGTTATTTTTAAATCACCCATAAAATCTTTAATAACCTTTACAAATTCATCTGGAATAACTATTTCGGTTGACATATATTAATATAAAATACTTATATTTAAATTAATCTTGATAATATATATTAATTCTTTAATTGTCATTATATAATTAAACTTTATTATCAAAATTATAAAGAACAATATTACCCATATATTTACAATATACTCGTAAATTATGAGTTGTATTTTTTATTTTTGAGAAGTTTTCAAAATTAAAAGTTTCGTTGGTATTTTGATCAAGTATTTCTTCAATAATGAATTTATATTTTTTATTTTTGTGGCTAAATATATTATTACCATTTGCGGTTATATTAAAATTTTCGAATTTGGTAAAGAGCCAACATATTGACCACAACCAATATTTATATGGTTGTTTTATATCATATAGTCTTTCATATTCATATATGGGTGTTAATAATTCATCTGTATATTTTTTTGCAACAATCATATGTGGATTATAACAAAAATGTATACTATTATTCAACCCATAGTTATACGAAATACACGTCATAAAGTCTAAGTCATCATCTACATATTTTTTAAAAGAAATGAGTGGTTTAATATCTGAATCTACATATATTCCCCCAAAAATATAAAGAACACACATTCTAAAAAAATCTGCTTTTATAGGTCCATCTTTTATAAAGTTAAATATGTCGCAATATTTTTTCCCATAATATTTATCTAATATTTCAAGACACCTTTCATTATCATATAATTCTACTTTATACTCTGGATTTAAATTTTCCCATTCTTTTTTTATTTTTAATAAATTTTCATCAATTATTTTATGTGTGATGTGTATTATTTTATCAAAATTTGGATGTAATATACAACTCGGTGGATTTATATGAACATTAATTATGTTTCTCATTCTATGAATATCTAATTTTCTTTCGTTACTTTTATTTCTAATAAAAACACAATCTTCTTCAAATGTATTATGGGAAACTTTTGCAATATTTGTATTTTCAATATTTTTATATATTTCTGGAAAATATTCTCTTATTATTATCCCTAACTTAACATCATCAACTATATCATATTCTATTGTTTCTTTAATTGTTAATATATATTGTATGACATCATTAGACATAATGATAGATGTGCCTTGAATGTATTTTAACCCATAGTAATTATTCCGGTTTTCTTGTTTTTTTTCACTAATTTCATATGTTTGTAATAACCATCGTAATGTTTCGACTGTTCCACCTGTATATAATTTTGTAGTTGGTGATGTTAATAAGTATTTGTATAAATTTTCAAGATGTATAATAGTTGATATGTTACTGCGAACAATAAAATCATAGGCATTGGCGATATTTTTATTTATATAATCAAATGCTTCGAATGTCTTGAATAATCTATTAATGTAACTTTCTTTTCCCTTAATATATATTATATCATCATTAATTATTACATTATTAGTTTGCTCTTCGTTTAAAGTGACAAAATAAACATCTATATTTGGATGCCTATGTATATATGTTTTTTGTATTAATAATAATTCATCATATACTGTATTATCATTGAATATAATTAATAATAAAATTTTCATACTTATATAAAATATTTATATTTAAATTATTTAAAAATGAAATAATTATGTTGGAAAAAATATGAGTTCTTTGAATTGTTTTGATCATTTATTCTATAATTTCTTTAAGTTAATTTCGCCATTTATTATTTTATTTTCTCTCTTTTATTTTCCCAAAAGTATTTTGGATTTTCATTTTTGGACATTTATTTTTGTCCATTTTTGAAAAATACAGAAAAAAGGTTGAAATTTACTTTTTTTATTTTTTTGTGACCATAAAAAAAATTAGCGTCACATAATTGAATCGGGTTTTTATAAATTTGTGATGATAACTTTTTTTTTAAAAAAAAAATATGTATATTTAAAAGAACTTAAGCGTTTTTTTTGTTCTACATTTATAGAATATATTGAATGGAAAAAGCGCAAAAAAACGCCGGTAAATTTGTTTGCGATGATTGTGACTTTAATTGCTCTAAGAAATGCGATTGGAACCGACATATTTTAACATCAAAACACCAAAATAGAACAAAATTGAACGATTTTACGCCAAAAAGCGCCGAAGAAATGTTTGCTTGTAACAGATGTAATAAAAAGTATAAAGCTAGAAATAGTTTATGGTATCATCAAAAAAAATGTAAAGAACCCAAATTATATGATGAAACTACTGATAAAGACCAACTCATTTTAATGCTTATTAAACAAAATTCTGAATTAATAAAAGAAACCTCTTGCTTTAAAAATATGATAACCGAACAACAAAATAAGATGATAGAAGTTATTAAAAATGGAACTCAACACATTACTAATAATAATAATACAAATTCACACAATAAAACATTTAACTTACAATTCTTTTTAAATGAAACATGTAAAGATGCGATGAATATCATGGATTTTGTAGATTCCATCAAAATACAATTGTGTGATTTAGAAAAAGTTGGAAAAATTGGATATGTAGAAGGTATCTCTAGTATTATCGTAAAAAACTTGAATTCTCTGGATGAAACAAAAAGACCAGTTCATTGTACAGATACAAAGAGAGAAGTAATGTATGTAAAAGATGAAGATAAATGGGAAAAAGATAATGAAAATAAACAAAAGTTAAGAAAAGTTATAAAATATGTTGCTCATAAAAACTCCAAAATGTTAAAAGAGTATAAAACAAAATATCCAGATTGTGATAAAAGTGAGTCAAAATATTCAGATACTTATAATAAATTAACTATTGAAGCTTTGGGAGGAAAAGGAGATAATGATTTAGAAAAAGAAGCTAAAATTATTAAAAATATTGCAAAAGAAGTTACTATAGACAAACTCATTTTACACCTTTAAATTTCAAATGCCTATTTTGTAAATTATATATATATATATATATGGAGAATTTAAATTTAGATAATATTGAATGGGAAGATGAAGAAGCACCTGAAGCACCTGATTTGTTTAGAAGCATTGATATTGATATAGGTCCAAATGTTCAATGTAACAATAAAGTAGATGTGATGACGGGCGAGAAGATTCCAAACGGCAAAGGATTTTATATTGATGGTGAATGTTATCTTAAAGAAAGATTAAAAGAATATTTCGATAAACAACATGTTAACGAGAATAGTTATCATTGGGTTCCACATAATAACCGCATTATAAGCTGGGAAGAATATTTTGAAATATTTCCATTTTTTATTAATACAAATATACATCATCCACCTCCACCACGGTATAAAACACCTTCACCAATACCGCATAGCTTAGGCCGATTACGAAATGAAATAAATATGAATCCTAAGCAACCTACAGGACCCATAATAGGAGGTAGAAATAATAAAAAAAGTAGAAAATACAAAAGTAGAAAATACAAAAGTAGAAAATACAAAAGTAGAAAATACAAAAATAAGAGAAAAAAAGGAAGTATAAAACGTAATCCATTTATTAAAAATAAAAAATAATTATTTTTGGCGAAAATAAATTATGTACAATATTTGAAAATATTGAAAACCTAGTATTGCTATATGAAGAGTATAATTGGTGGGGAGACGATATAGACTATAGAACAGAATTATGTTCGTTTGCTTTTTTATGGGATTTTAAAGATGATGAAAAAATATTTTATCAGCATCATTATTATTCGTGTCCGTATCATATTGTGGATATCAGAAATGTGGAGAAGATAAAATCAATAAGCCATGTGTTAGAAACATTTAATATATCTAGGCCTGGGATAAGTTTATTCGCACATAGCAGCCAATTTAGTCAAATTTTGAATATATTTCATAGTTTTTGCTTGGCTTTCAGGGGTCATTTGTTTAATGGGTTCGCGTAAACGATTAATAGATTCCATAATTTTATCAGAATTTGCCGCGGAGGATAAATCATTGGAATAATCTTTATGAATAAAAAAATCAATATTGCCGGCTTCAATTTCAGGCCTATATTTTCCGACAATATAAGTATTCCAAATTTTCACAATCATTTTAGGGTTTGCTTTACGAATGGCCAAAAGGGCATTTTTTGCGGTTAAAATATCTGCGTCTTCTGGGAAGACATTTTGAATATCCGTTACAAAATCGATAAAATGGTCATTAAACGCGGTAAGAATATTGCTCATTTAAATATTTTTATATTTTTGTCTTTAAATGAATTCAACCAAATATATATATTAATTAAAAATTGAAATAAATTATTTTTAAATTTTTAAATTAAAAATAATAATAAAATGCAAACAAATAGACATATTATTCGTCCTAATATAATAGTTTTGTCTAGATTATCACTCAATCCAAACGCAATCCATTTATTAGAACAAAATGCTGATAAAATAGATTGGTGGTTTTTATCACAAAATCTAAACGCCATCCATCTATTAGAACAAAATGTAGATAAAATAAGTTGGCATTTGTTATCAAGTAATCCAACAGCAATTCATTTATTAGAAAAAAATCCAGATAAAATATATTGGCCATTGTTATCGGGTAATCCAAACGCAATCCATTTATTGGAACAAAATGTAGATAAAATAGATTGGAATGTGTTATCAGAAAATTCAAACGCAATCCATCTATTAGAACAAAATATGGATAAAATTGTGTGGTGGCGGTTATCAGAAAATCCAAACGCTATTCATTTATTGGAACAAAATATGGATGAAATAGATTGGGGTTGGTTATCAAAAAATCCAAATGCCATCCATCTATTAGAACAAAATGTAGACAAAATAAATTGGGATATATTATCAGCAAATCCAAGCGCTATTCATCTATTAGAACAAAATGTAGATAAAATAAATTGGTCTGGATTATCAAGAAATCCAAACGCCATCCATCTATTAGAACAAAATCTAGATAAAGTATATTGGAATACTTTATCAGAAAATCCAAACGCCATCCATCTATTAGAACAAAATATGGATAAAGTGAATTGGTTTGGGCTATCAGTAAATCCAAACGCCATCCATTTATTATCTCCATTAAATCATAAACAAATGCGTATACAAAACAAAGAGTTTTTCCAAGAGTTGGTTCAGTTTGTATGCCACCCAACTTGGTTGTTCAAGTGTGCGTCTCGGCTCAATATGGATTTAGACGAGTATCAATATTTGCTAATGGAATGTAATGTGTTTTAGAATATATTTTAGATATATTTATTTAAATAAAGAGCAAGATTGTTGTATTTGTTTAGATTCTTTTGCATCAATAGCTTGTTTTGATTGCAAACATAAATTATGTTCTGAGTGTGATTTTCAGTATGCTTCATTTGATAATCATAAATGTCCACTTTGTAAAGCATACCGTATAAAATTACAATTAAGACTTAACCTGTATCAAACCAGCGGGTGGACAAGGTAATAAAATTTATTCAGTATATTTATTAATTTGTTATCATTTTGAATTACATAAATAATAACAAATAATTCAGGTGGACAAACTCGGGTTTATAAAGGTTAAGACAAAAAAATATTAAATATGCCATTGAAGGTCATGTATTATTTTCATGTATTGTGTATTATCATTCACATTGGTGTCTAAATGTAATGTATTTACAATATGTTGTATGTTTAATGGTTCAAATAGATGCGGGAAATATTCGCCATCTGTATTTTTTCCAAACACTATTTTGGTTAGTTTATGATTATCCACTTTACATATAATAATTGGTTGAAAAGGATATTTCTGCCCAATAATTTGTTTTAGTTGTTGATGATTTTGACACAGGCCAATATAATTTTTACTGATGTCTGAATAATTACCAAAAAAAGTACCATAAAATAACAGTTGGCTATATTCAAATGGCTTAAATATTTTATATGAAAATTTTCTCGTCTGCTCCATCTTATGATAAATCCGCAATTGTATTTAAGTATATTTGTATAAATATTAAAACTGCATTGGAGGTTTATTTCCTGTTATTTTTTGTAATTCAGTTTCTCTCTGTTGTTGCAATTGCTCAATTGTTAAATCTCCAGATATTTTATTAGAACTTTTATAATCGTGATCATCTCCAGGAGTAGTAATTTTATCCGAATAATTTAAATCCACATAATTATGCATTTGTCGCATACCTCCATTTCCTTTGGCTTCTAATTCATCTGACCCTTGATCTAAAAAACTATATGAATCAGAGACAATATCATTTAATCCTCCTCCAAATGAGAATGCCATTGGTTCCATATTATTTTGAGTAGCCATTTTAATAGCAGCCTCTTGCCTAGGCTTTAGGTGATTTAAAATGGCTTCTCCATACAGTACTTGATATCCCTGATTTAATAAAAGTAGAGCAGGAACTCTATTTACATTTTCAGGCATAATTATTTTTTGACTATTTTCTAAAACAATAAATATTTTTCCGGAAGGTTCCTTAATTCTTTTATCAATGCAAATAAAATGTATATCTTTTTGATTATTTGACTTGGATAATGTTTGCAAAAGTTTGTTAGAATGTTCGCAAAATTTGCTATAGTATAAAATAGCACTCATTTATTTAATATGAGTTAATTGAATGAATTATTTAACTCATTATAAATAAAATTGATTCAAATTATACAATTTAAATATAAAGTAATATTAGATATATAATGAATCCTCAGATCGAAATGACTTCTAAATATAATGATGAAACCATTCAGTTTACACTAAGTGGCGTGAATGTGAGTTTGGCAAACGCTATTAGGAGAACAATATTATCTGATATACCATTGATTGTATTTAAAACATCTCCCTATGATCAAAACAAGGCAAATATTATTACTAATAAAAGTCGCCTAAACAATGAAATTTTGAAGCACCGATTGAGTTGTATTCCAATCCATATTAAAGACGTTCACGAATTTCCAATAAAAAATTATCAGCTTGAAGTAAATGTTGAAAATATTACAGATACCGCCATGTATGTTACTACTGAAGATTTTATAATTAAAGATTTGGTTACGGGGAAGCCAATTAGCGAATCTAAAAATAGGGAGATATTTCCAGCAAACGATTACACCGGGTATTTTATAGATTTTGTAAGACTCCGGCCGAAAATTTCGGATGAAATTCCAGGAGAGTCAATTCATCTGACATGTGACTTTACCATCGGGACTGCTAAGGAAGACGGAGCATTTAACGCGGTATCTACATGTTCATACAAGTGTACAGTAGACGATGTCGCGCAAGAAGCTATATTAGAGAAACATAAGCAGACCTGGAAAGATGAAGGAAAAACAAAAGACGAGATTGAGTTTGAAGCCAAAAATTGGAAACTATTGGATGGTATGCGTATAATAAGACAAGACAGTTTCGACTTTGTTGTTCAAAGCATTGGTATTTATACTAATATTGATCTAATTTATAAAGCGTGTGAAATATTAATGGAGAAATTTCAATATCAAGACACATTGCTTGAAAAAAACGAATTAAAAATAGAAATCGCACAAACGACCATGAAAAATGCGTATGACATTACACTGGAGAATGAAGATTATACTATCGGGAAAGTAATTGAATATTTTATGTTGATAAAATTTTATGAAACCAAAATGCTGACTTATTGTGGGTTTAAAAAGCTACATCCACACGATACTTATAGTTTTATACGGGTTGCTTATAAAGACGCAGTGGATAACTCTGTGATTAGAGGTCATTTGAAAGAGTGTCTTGACGAATCCATCCGCGTATTTTCGAAAATACAAAAGATGTTTATATCTAAATCTTTCTAAAAAGAATTATAAATAAACATACACAATAAAATAATGTCATCATATTGTGTTTTCATTATAATATTTGTTATATAATATTTTTATTAATAATAATATTTTATCATTTAGTAAAATATTATTTAGTAAAATATAGCAACCATACTTAAATCTTAAATATTAGCATCTGCGGAAATGACATCTACATGTCGCTTTCTCAATGGAAAATTTAAAGAATACATTAAAAGGGATGAATGTAGGCCATTTACATATTTGATGACAACTGTATTATTCACAAACATTTTTTTTTCCCTCAAGTCTTCCATATAAATCTTGTGAAGATTAAACATATGAGTTCGGTATTGCTCTGAAAATTCCATCAATGGTTTTTCTTTTCGAATATAACACGAAATATAATTTGTGTATAATGCGTTTGTAAATGTATGTATATTGTCTCTAAATTCTGAAAAATCTTTTTTATTTTCTGGATAAAACTTTAAAAAATCAGATACTTTTCCTTCTTTTCTCAAACATAAGTACTGATATTGAAGTTTTGGTTGGTTTCCCCTAAGATTACGCACTTGTTCATATACCGGATTTCGAATTTTCATTCGTTCTCCGGTAGTATCATTATAAACAACCACACCGACTATGTGATAGGGAGTGTTCATAGAAGCATATGTTTCAGTTAATTGAGTATATGTGGCCCATGAATAAATTTGTGGGAATCGAATGGTAGATTCTCCCCAATCGAAATTTTTAAAAACACTTGGCTGGATAGGGTGACAATATATAGTGTTATTTATGACGCGGATGCTATACATTGCGACCAAATATAATGCGGGTGTATGAAATGGCACTACAATTCTATTACTTGGATGTTGTAAGACAAAACTGTAGCAAAAATCGCGGCTTAATTGATCAAATGTTAGATTCTCTTTACTAGATGCTTCGAGAAACATATCTCTGAACGTTTTTTGATTGTTTCCTTTAAAAAAGCTACACATAGCTCCAACAGTATTTCTTGTGGAAATTTCCCATCCGCCGGAAAGTCCAATTGTCGGATCCCAAAAAACATTAATCATGGTTCCATCTACAAATTCTTGAGCAACTAAATCGTCATTTTTGTCGGGATATTTTTGAATAAATACATTGGAAGGGATTGATTTAGGAGGAGCAAACGCGACAACATTGCCCAAACTATTCACAATAATTGACCGGCATAGCCCATACGTGGAACTCATATCTGCCGTTAAATATTCTTTTAAATAACGAATTACCGAATATGTTTGTTTGGATGTTTTACATTCGATATTTGTCCGTTTTAGTATATTTGATTCAGAAATTGTGCCATTTATCAACTGATTAAAATCTGGTATTTCTGATAGGTTATAAGGAGGTATAACAATAGGGTCCATTATTAATGTTCTAATTATAATTAATAAATTGTCTTTAAACTATATTTTAAATTGATTTATACTTAAGCATAAAAATTTCTATAATAAATATAGAGAAACAAATGTCAGAAAGTAAACCTATAACCGAATTTATACTACAACCCCAAAAAGAAACCGAAATAGAGTTACAATTAGGAGACGTAATTACTATAACAAATCCGAAAAATGAAAAACTAAATAACCAGACGTTTATTATTGATTATATCGATAAAGCCAAAATGTATCTAATCAATACAGACACGCTTGATAAAATAAAATTAAAAATTTCAGAAGATGGTATTATAGGAGATGGGACAATTACTCAAATAAATCTGTTAAGTAGGAGCGATAGTCCTAGTTATGCGAGGCAAAATGATCTATTGCCTAGTAAATGGCTAAATATCTATTTTAGTGGAGAATATCCAATAATTATCACTGGCCAAATTACCAATTTAGAAGGAGATATGATTGAAATAAAAACGGTGGATGAAGATATTATATATATTAATTTTGAATATAAAGGAATACCCGAAGATTTGCCTATTGAAAATATCGAAATAAGAGAGAAGCCAGAAGAACCGAAAAAAGAAAGGGAACTTCCCGAGCTTGAAAGAGAACAAGTGTTTGTTGAAAAAGTAGATTATCAAATTCCAATACAAAATGTGAAGAACCAATTACGTGAGTTTATAATTAGGGCGGACCAAATTAGTTTTGGGAATGAAGAACTTGGGCCTATTGTTCAATATGTGGATGTTTCAAGTGAATCGCAAAGATATAGTATCGAGGTACAAGTCAGCGATTTATTGGATGAATTATTATCTACTATTCCAAATTCACAAAGAACTCGAAGTGTATTGAATAATATTCATATTATGATTGAAAGATTTAAACAGTTAAGAGAGAAGTATTCTCTATTTGATAAATATGGAGTAGTCGAATCCGCATTAGTAAATGAATCTACATATAAACCGCTAACTCAATATTTTAAGAAATTTAAGCATAATTTGTTATGGATTTTGCCAGTGGTTGAAAATGTTAAAAAAATATATGCTATTACAGAAATTGAAATGGGGCTAGGGGGTGACATGGAGAAGACTAGTGGTGACGTAAAATCAACCTATTTTAAGGATGAAATATTTTATACAGAAGAGTTGATTAATAATTATAAAGGAAATAATTTACCAGATGAACAAAACAAATATTCTCTCTTATATAAAGAATTAAATCCATATTTTACACCGTTTAATTTGATTAACGAAGAGTCTTCCAATGATATATTGATTGAGAAACATGTAGATGCGGATTTAAATGTAATTATCAACAATTTAGAAAATATGTATTCCTCTATTTTTACAAAAAACAATATTAGATCCAGGCGATTTATAATTCAAAAATATAATTTGGGGCTAACAAAACTAGATACAATAGATACAACTAGTAGCCGTATAGTTACTACAAGAGTTAAAATGACGGATCCAGACATTATGTCTATTAAATCTTTTGTCACATTGCCCGAAGTTGCGATCCGGTTTTCTAAAATTAATCTTCCTGGAACAACAATACTGGAGAGAGCAAATTTAAATCAGGTATTTTTAAATTATTGGGAGTTTTTGAATAAGAATACTTTAGTCAGTGACGTATTTATTGAGCAATTGGGTAGTGAGATTGAGTTTAATGAAAATAACTTTGTAAATAATGTGAAGAATTATATATTAAATTTATCCGCGGAGGATAAAAAAGGCCTGACAAAAGAAGATATATATGCGCAATTTGTAAATACCATTATTCCAAAAACCAAAATCATCTTTGATCTCATGAAAAAATATATCATTGGCAAATTATCTATTGTAGACGTTGTCTCCTATTTAGAGCCGTTTTTAGTATATACAGAAGATTTAACTTATATGCAATTCAGAGAAATTGTAAAATTTATAGACGAAAAAATATCAGACTTCAATAAAATATATATTGATCGTTCCAGGTTATTTCAAACCATTACGCGAATTAATAAAAGTCAATTGATTTTAAATAATGCCTATTCGATTATATCTATTATTGACACAAAAAATAATTTGAGAGATCAAATATTTGATTCATATGATATCTTGGTGGGAGGCAACAATTTAAGATATAAGTATTCTAATTTTACAAATTCTGAAATATTAAGAAAAATAATGTTAAAAGATTGTGGGAAGCTTTATACGTGTGCGATTTCATTAGAAAGTGCCCCGCTAATGATTCCTAGCCAATATACTTCCTTGTTTGAAAGTGAAAAAGAGAAGATGAATTCTAAATTTAAAATGGCGGAAGAAAGTGAAGAGTGTGCTCCTATAATTGTGGCAAAATATTATGATTCTATAGAAGAGTTAACGGGAGAAAATGGCAAAAACATCTATTTTGACAAAAAGTATGACAAAACCAATTACAATTTACTTAATAATTATGAAAAAGAAATTGTTAGTTTGACTCCTGAAAATTTAAAACAACATATTACAATCGACTTAAAGAAAAAACTAAAATTAAACGACCATGATTCGGATTATTTAGCAAATACTTTATTAGATGGCCATAAATTAGTAATAGACGGTCAGTATGCGATTCTATATAAAAAAGATATAGTTCCGGATTATTATATTCGTAAACAAAACAAATGGGTACTTGATAAAGAGGTGGCAAATAAATTAAATGCAAATACAGCAGATAATAGTATTTTATGTGATTTACAAAAAAAATGTATCAATGTTTCAAACAATGAATCTTCTGAACCTTATGTTATTGGCAGATACGTCACTGCTGAGAACGTGAAAAATGACTCATTGAAATGGGAACAGCGCGAAGATAAATGTATGACGTTGGAAGCCGATGAATTAAGCATACAAAATAAATTATTAAAAAATATATTGAGTGAATTTGACGAAAAATATAAAATAACCAAAGAGGAATTTGAAAAAGAGATAAAATCGAATTTTGACTATTATGCTTCTATTATTGACGTTTTATCCAACATTGAATACAATAATATGTTAAAATACAACAATCAAAAATATAGGTTAGCCGAAAATATTGACGAAACTAAATCGATGAAACCAATTTCTCCCTATACTTCTTTATTGAATCTTATATTAAGCCAATCTGATTTCGTGAAAAAACAAAATGATATTATTCGTTTTGTAAACACTTACACTAGGCCTCCCATTGCGGATGCGTTTGGTCCTCTAAATGAAATCGAAAATATACATTGGTTATATTGTATCAAAACAAATATACCTATATTACCTATTTTTAAATACAATTTAGCTAGCGTATTTATTACTAATAATAGTGAGTATAGAGCATACTTAGACCAAACAATTAGTAAAATTGGCAAATTAAGTGACGACGGAGATTCTTGGATTGATGAAAATAGTGGTTGGTGTATTGTTAAAGTAGATTTTGACATTGAAGAAGGGTATGAAGAAGGATTTAAAGTAAGTAGTCGTGGATTGCTTGAAGAAGACGCCGGAAATAAAATACTGTCCTCTTCCACCACAAATATCAAATATGATACATTTGAGACCAAAACCATCTCCAACATAGTAAATACTTTATCTGTTGCCATGGGTATTAATATTGAAATACAAAAGGAATTTATTATAAATAATGTGTTGGTATCTATTAGGGACACTATAGAACCCGAAGAAGAGTATAGGATGAAAATTAAAGAAATGGCTGAAAAAGGGAAGAAAATAATGTCTTATGAAGATTTTTATAATTCGGCCATTTTATATTATACATTTGGCATGTTTTTGATTGCCATTCAAACGGTTATTCCGTCTATTAAAACGAGGAAAACACATCCTGGGTGTGTTCGGTCATTCACTGGGTATCCGTTTGATGGAAGTGGAGATTTAAGTAGTCTAAATTATGTTTCATGTGTGGCATATGATATTCGCGAGTCAGGTAAACCATGGAACGTATTGAAAGGAAAAAAAACAGATTTCATCGCAAATAAAATAAAAGCGTCAATTGATACTGTTTTAATAAATATTCCACAGGTGATCCAAAAATTTGACGAAAAAACCGATTATTTATTAACAAACCAATCCAATGAACTTGCGGAAGAACACGATATTACCAATTGGAAACATTTCTTACCTCCCTTGGTGCCAATTAAATTGAAACACCTCGTAAATATTTCAGATGAGTTTAAAAAAAGTTTATTGAGTGATTTAAAGTCTGGCTCTGGAAATCAGCGAGAGAAATTACTTGTCATAGATTCAAAGATAATTCAGTTTTCATTTGCTATTCAACACAAAATACAAGAATTAGTAAAGAAAAAACACTTATTATTAACAAATTCAAATAATGAACCTTATCTTGAAAATTCTTGTTGTGAAAGCAAAGAAGATAACAGCACTATTGATTATTTTACACAACAATCTCCTGAAATCATCGAATACAATACTATCGTCCAGAAATTATCCAATATTATAGAAGATGTAACCAGCTATTCTAAAAGTGGCCTATTTTTAAGTTTAATAAACACCAAAAATAAATATCCATCTATTAGTCAATCGTTTGACGAAAAAATCATTTATTTGGCATTCATCCATTTTTGTAAATTTAAAACATTGCTTCCAATTCCGGAAGATTTGTTACCGTTATGTACAGACAAACCAGATTTATCTGTGATACAAGGCACATTAGGCGTAGAACAAATAATCCAAAAATTAAAAGACGCTGGTAGAAGTTTTCAGGCGGACTCTTTTTTACGACTTCTCCAATTAGTTGGGCGTAAAAATATTATATACACGGATTTTGATAAGCCTCATGTATCTTCCATCTCTAAATTATTGGCTACAATAGAATCTATCGATGAAGAAAAAGATGAAGTGGTCGAAGGGGCGCTAATAAAATTAATTACTTCTGCGTTAGATACATTTGAAATAGCCTCCAATGAAACTACGAAAGAAATTAAAAACTTGAATGATTATTTAATTCGAAATAATGAAGGAATGATTGAAGATATAAAAGACTTTATTAACAGATATAAAGGTCCAGACATTACCAGAAGTGCCATCAATAAATTTAATAAATCCATTTCAAATATGTCTAATTGGACCTGTGAAAAAAATCAAACCATAACGATTTCAGACGATTGTTTGTATAACACTATTCAGTTTTATAAGTCGTTTATTACCAATTTCGTCAACCTATTTCCAAATATTATTTTAAATAAAGTGGATTATGAAAATATATTAATTCCCAAATATTTAGGATTGACTACATCTCATTCCAATAAATTACAAACAAATATTGAGAAGTATTATACAAAATTAAGGGTGTTATATGGGAAACCCGAAATTTATAATATTTTAAAAACAATACAAAAAACGTCTAAAAATTTAGTGAAATTATCTCAAGAAACACCATGCTTCACCTCCATAAAAACAAGTGAATATACACTAAAACCAGTGCTGGATGAGAGAACCAGTCGATTTTTATTTCAATATTACCTGTTAAGAATTATTATTAATTATATTGATTTAGCAGATGATAATGATATGTTAATTACAGAAGTAACCAAACCAGCTCAAGAGGAAGATTTATTTACCGTCCAATATTTAGAAGAAAAAGATAACAGAGAAGATGTTCAAATAACTCAAACAGACAGAACAATTCTCAGTGGTAATAAAAAAGGATTAAAACAAAGTGTTGCTCAATTATTAATGATATTTTTTGAAATTTTAGACGACCAGAAAGACATTATTGACATTTCATACGATGATATTTTAGATAGAGTATTTAAATTGAAAGAAAAAGAAAAAGATATGATTACTGATAGACTGAAAAGTATGACGGATGAAGTAAGAGATGCGGATACTATTTTAAAAATAAATAAACTGGGTGTTTGGAGTAAAGGATTACAAAAAGGTCTCACTACTTATGTTAAACAAACATATGACGATGAGCGTGACTTTAGAGAAGAAATGGACCAAATAGAAAAAACTCTCAGAAATAAAAATAAAAATAAAAATATGAATAATGAAAATTTAGACATAGAAGATTATTTAGAACAAAACGATATAGAAAATGAGATAGAAAATGAAGTGTATAATATGAGTAATATAAATGAAGATTATTGGGATGGAAATGAGGATGAGATGGAAGACAATGAAGACTATTATTAATTACTCAACTAGTTTAACACAAGTATAAGTGCTTCTGACTAATGAATTATACGCGGGAATTGCGGCGGTTAGCAGTGTTATTTGACTTCGGCATAGAGCACATTTTGGCGCATATTCTGGAGTAAATTGTCGCGGAGAATGGGTGGTAAATATTGATTTTATACAAGACTTACAGAAGGTATGAGAACAGTTTAACTTTATAAAATCCGAAGGTTTAGTACATTCATAACATATGGCACACTCATGGGTGGTACTATTTTTGGATGGGTTTTTCATAATTACTTTACAAATTTCAATGGCATGTGCTGGTGGCGCTGATAGCCTATATGGCATTAGCCTATATAAATAGTCCACTAAAGCTCCCACACATTTATGTTTATTTTGAAAACCATTATTAAAATTATAATCTAAGTAACGTATACAAACTGCTTTTAATTCACTCGGCCGAAACGAGGCTAGTGCTAATGTTAATAGATGTTTTCCAGAAATATAATATTTATAATCATTATATATATCTATTATACGTATATAAATGGCATGCACATCTTCACTATTACACGTGCGAATGGTATGACTTGGCGAACCGCAAAAAGAGCAATGTGGCATTATTGTTAAATGTTAATATAAATGTTAATATAAAGTATTTCAATTTTTTTAATTTAAAAATCATAATTTATTAACATTTATATATATAAGAATATGAATAGACATTATATAAGAGAGAATGCTATATTATTTTCTATTGTTTTATTTTTAATTATGTTTGGTTCAATTCAAATGATAAAACCAGCCTTTTTATATAATAAAGATGGAAGTATTAGAGAATTTGGGGTTGGATATAAAAATAAAACAATTTTACCTATATGGTTGTTGTCGCTTCTTTTAGGAATAATAAGTTATTTATCTGTGATGTACTATGTTATGTATCCTAAAATATTTTAATAGTATTATTAGTTTTCTAAATAACAGCTAGATCTAGTTATTGGATAACTAGTTTTTTCACATGTATTGCCATGGTGTGGACAATACATCTGTAAAACTAACACATTATTCACATTCTCAAACCAATCATGTTTATCCGTAAATAGTGGCATACCTTCATACTCTATATTGGTTGACTTATCTTTCCATTTTTTTATAAAATGGCAATTATATACACTGTCTGTACATCCTCTATTTGAATGTACACATCCTAATTCAAAAATAATATTACAATGATCACAATATCTATATGTATTTCTCAAATCATCATCAAATTCACTATCAAATAAAAAATGATATTTTTCACTATAATTTGAAGAAGTATTTAAGAAATCATGTGTCCCACAACAGGGACATGTTTCATAATCCGCACCAAATGGTGTATAACAAAAAAATCCTTGTAATTCACAATAATGGCATTTTTTCATTCCTTTAACACAAGTAATATTTTTCATATGTTATACATAAATATAAAACAATTGTTTAATATGTTTGTAAAAATTAATATATTATTTAATTCGTGATAGTATATGTAGTGCTTGTAGCTAATTCTTTTTGTTTATCTACTTCTGTTTGCGCATCTAAAAATTTCTGATAATTTTGTTCCATTGTTTTTGGATTACTTGTGCAACCTCTCGTGGTTATTTTTAGCTGTACAATAGAAGTGATTAATAATCCGGTGTAAACATACCACATCATTTCTCCAATATTATCACGTGTAACGACTAATTGAAATAATTCGTCTCTCACTGCCTGGGTAGATGCGTCATTGTCATTTTTATATTTATCCTTCTTTAATGGCGTTAATAAACTCCAATAATTGACAAAATTGCTCGGAACTATTTGGTTAATTAATACAGAAGTATTTCCACATATTTTAATGATTAAATCCGCAGCTTCTTGCATTTTTTCTTTCTCTCCTCCTCCTACAATTGGTTGTATATTTGGTTGTACATTTGGTTGTACATTTGGTTCAGATAACACATTTTCAATATCTCTATTGATTAACAAGTCCGTTAAAAGAGTATTTGCCGAGCTGGACACATAATAATATCCGATTACATCTGAAAAAGCGCTTTTAAATCCCGGATATATAGTTAAAACCAATATAATGACTCCAAAAATAAGTGTCCATGGAATAAATGTGAATACACCCGCCGCACCTATATTTTCTCGAATACTTCCACCGCAATTATTGGATATTATTGTCGCATTGGCAAAAAATTGTACTACCATCACTAATACTAAATATACTGCTAAATACAGGTAATTACTGCTAATATATTCTTTATATCCATTTTGTAATTTATCATATGTCAAACTGGGCTTAAGAGCCATATAATAAAATGCGGTTGTGAATAAAAACATAACAATATTTAAAGAAGAACTAGTCATATAGATATTATGTATAAATTAATTTATATTTTTAACTACATTTATTATGGATTTAAATGGCGACATAAAACCGGCACTTACTGAACCTGGCGTGAAATATTTTCTCAGTCAAACACTTAAGCAATGTCATATTATTAAAACCAATTTTCATAATATGGTGTTTAACATAGGAATATTCATGGCGTTCTCCTTCATTTTAGGACTAATACTCCTGTATAAATATAAAGGGAGACTTACCGATGTGGAGAAGCATAAAAAGGATAAAGAAAAACAGCAGTATATTTTATCTAAAATTAAAAATTTTCAAGAAGCAAAAAGAAAAGCCCACCAAGAATTAATTACAGGACTGCCAAATTGGGAAAGCGAATACGACATTATCAACAAGGGAAAAATATTTTAAACTATTTAAAAACAATTTAAACGTATTTTACTATGTATATAATTCATATTTTTAACCCATCTTGCTAATGACTGAAAATTACATTTGAATATATCACAAGTATCACGCATATCTTCATTATGGTCTAAATAATATTTTACAGCAGTAAGTTTATAATCTTCGGTATGTTGCTTCATAATAAATATACATAAAAATATTTAAAAATTATTGTTATATAATAATAATGGAAGAATTACAAAAAGAAAATGAAGAATTGAAAAAAAAGAACGCTGAACTGGAAGAGCGTTTAAAAAAATATACGAATGGCGAAAATCATAAGAGATATTATGAAAAGCATAAAGAAAAATATAAAGAATTAGGTTCTAATTATTTACAAAAATTAAAGGAAGAAAATCCAGAAAAATTACAGGAATATAGAAAACGAGCATACCAAAAGCGTAAAGAAAAAATGAAACAACAAGAAGGAACCAGCGAAAATATATAAAATATTATATTTTACATTATTTTTGTAATTTTGAATATTTAGATATATATTCATATTCAACAATTAAATTTACTAACAATCCTTCTTTAATGTTATCATATTCACATATAGTAGTTTGGTTATTTTGTCCTGTAAATAAATTACACTCGGTTAAATTATACAAATTATTATAGTGTATTTCAACATCATAAAATCCTCCTTTGTCATCCCAACCAAGTTCATCATTATTTGGTGTAATTGATATTAAAGGACCAATAACTCGTTCGTTTTTAGAAACGAAGTCAGCAACCGCAATTATTTTACCATTATACACATCACCTTTTTCTTTATTTTTGATAAACCATAATTTATCACCACCTTTTACTTTTTTTAGAAAACTTTTATTTCTTGATTTTACCGCCCAAATAGAGACATTACTACTATTTTTAAAATTATTACCATCACCTACACGAAGAATATAATGATTTGACATTTTATATATAAATTTTTATAATAAATTTATTTCAATTTTTTATTATTTAGGAAAATATAATAATTGCGTATATTTATTTAAAGATATTTTCTTTATATAAATTATAAGGATGAATTCCAAAAAAGAACCTCCTGATAAATATCGGTGTTTGAAAGTTCCTATTTTTTCTATTCTTTATAAGGATAATGAAGAAGTTAAGGAAAATATGGAAATCTTACAGAAAGCAATAATTAGAACAAATGCTATTACAACCAAAACTTATTTTTTATTACGATTATGGGTTCTTCATAAATATCATAACAATCAAGAAATACCTGAAATTACAGAAGATACTATTTCTATGTGTATGAAGTCAGTAATGAAATCTTCGTCAGGACAAAAACCAAAAGGTAATAATGCTATTTTATTAGAAGAGTTTAGAATTCTAAACACATTTGATTTAGAAGATGGTAGTAATTTATCATCTATTTTGGATTATTACGCTACAACGATGATTACTGCTATTGAGAATAATATTAAAATGCGATTTTTTGATTATATTAAACGATTTATAAATTGTTATTTCAAACATCTTTACCAAGACCAAATAGATAACAAGGAATTCAAGAAACAACTTTATAAAGAAATAAATTTAGTAAAAAATGATATTATAAATAATACTCTTACTTGTGATGAAAAATATCATAGTTGGTTAAAAGAAAATCGGTATAAGATCGTTCCTGAAATATTTGAAACCAGTTATTATTATGATATCAAAGTTTCACCTTATAAGTATTTGAAACATATGATTTTTATGTGTTTGGAATTAGAGAAAATAGAAAGAAAATCATTTCAGTTTTTTCCTATACAATCCAACTCTATACCAAGACATATTCAAGTAGATACAAAAGCATTAGTGGAATTGTTTGTAGAAACTGAGAAACACCAAAAATTATTAGATGTTTGGATTAAAGAAACTACTGAAATAAAATCAGGGAAAAATAAAGGAAACCCTAAAAATAAAACAAAATCAGATTTATATAATTGTTTAGAACAGAACAAAGAATTTATTTGGAATACCTTTTTTAATATAACACAAACAAGAAAGAATTATGTTTTTGATTATACCATTATTACAGATGGATATTCTACTTCTTTAAGATTTTTACATAAGGATTTTGTTGAAGAAGAACAATCCAAAAAAAATAAGAAAAAAGCAGGAAAGAAAGCACTACAAGGATTAACCAAAGAACAAAAAGACAAAATCAAAGAAGATAAGAAACAATTACAAAAAGAAGTAGCAAAACAAAAACGATTAGAAAATAAAGACAAACCAAAAAAATCCAAAAAAGAAGAAAAACAAGAAAATCCTGAATTTCCTTATATTGATGAAGTCCCGAAAGAATTGTTAGAAGGAAAACATATTTATATTGACCCCGGAAAAAGAAGTTTATTTTCTATGATGGATGATGATGGTAAATTTTATTCTTATACAAACAGAATGTATTTGAAAGAAACAAAACGATTGAAATATCAATCTTTACTAAAAAATTACAAGGACAAAATAGGAATAACTAAAATAGAAGAAGGATTAAATAAATATAATTCTAAAACCTGTAATATAGAAAAGGTAAAAGAATACATTACTGAAAAAATAAAAGTAAATGAAACATTAGTTCCATTATATCAAGAACTAAAATTTCGTCAATACAAATGGTATGGTTATATCAATAAAAAAAGGACAGAAGATAATATGGTAAATAAAATAGCAAAGAAATACAGCAAAGACCATATTATTATCATAGGTGATTGGAGTATAGGAAAACAAATGAGAAACTTTATATCCACGCCAAATTTAACATTAAAACGAAAATTACACGAAACGTTTAATGTATATAATATAGATGAATTTAGAACATCTTGTTTATCCTATAAAACAGAAAAAGTATGTGAAAATCTATATTTGAAATTCAAGAAAGACCCAAAACAAAAAGACCGAAAGATACATTCTATCCTAACATATCAAATGGAAAATAATAGGAAGGGATGTATCAATCGTGATAAGAATGGATGTAAGAATATCCAAAAAGTATTCAAAAGATATATGGAAACAGGAGAAATACCTGAAAAGTATAGAAGAGAATATAAATTATAATAAAATAGACTAACCTAATGTCAAATAGTCTAATGCCCTTCGGGGTGCTTTTACATCACTTGAAAAGAATAATCATAATTTTTTATTTTTTATAGAAAGTTTGTCTCATTTTTCTTTCCGGTCGGTGTAATTATGAGGAAAAATACAAGAAGCATCTGGCAAGTGTGAAAAAATCAAATATTAAATAAATTCATCGAAAACAATAGAGAATTAGTTAACAAAAGAGCCAGAGAATATTACAACAGAAAATTAAAAAATAACCCGGATTTTTTAGCAAAAAGAAGAGAAAAATATCACAAAAAAAAAGAAGAAGAACATCAATCAAAAATGATGTAAATTATTTATGAAATAAATAATAGAATAGTTATATATAATGTCTGAAGATTCTGTAGAAGATAACATCAATGAATATTATAAATTAAAAAGTAAATATGATGAACAAAACCAAAAACAAAAACAAAAAATACTAAACAATAAACGCTTGAGCATAAAAGAGAAAAAACACGAATTTAAGCAATTGAAGCCAAAATGTGTCAATTGTGGAAAGCCGGGCGGGACTACTTTTGCTTCAGTGTTTAATAAGGAGACTTCTCATGAACCATTTAGAGAACTACGAGCATTTTGCAAAGCTGTTGAGCCATGTGGATTAAATATTAATATAGCGGTTGGGCATTTTTTAAATATGAGTGATATGTTAGCAGACATAGAAGACGAAATTTCTGTCTCAAAAAAAGAAATCATCTCTGATAAAAATAAATTATTATTTGGATTAATTACAACTGAAAAAGCATTAGATAATTTTGATGCGTACAAAGAAAATATAAACGTGTTTACTTCTGCGCTAGAAACATATCTTCAAGAATATATGAAATTAACAGATAATCCAGAAACAAAAGACATGTTAAAAGAACGGCTTGAAAAATCGTATTTCCAAATACAAGAAATAAAACACTCCATGGCAGACTTTAATACTACAGATGATGTTCAATTTGTTCGAGATGCGGTGAATATATATAATACTAATTTAACACCTACCTTATCAGAAATATTACAATTAAAGTATAGAGAAAATACAATAATGTATGATGAACAATATAACACTTATCATCTGATTCAAAATAAATATTCGATTCAAGATACGCAAATTAATTTGGGAAAATTCGAAACAGTGGTTTATAATACAGCGCTTCAAAATGCCCCCGACAAAACGAAAAGGCCATTAATCGTCGAGCCATCGTCTTCCTATGGATCAGAAGAAACCATTGAATCGGGATTTGTAGACAGCAGGGGTCAGGTACATGTAACCACGTCAATTGTAGGAGTGCCCACATTTAATAAAGACGGAACAGTCACCTGGTCGAATAAAAATTATCAGTCGGTATGGAATGCGGCAGAGAAACAACTACAAAATGCTTTACTGAGTGATATAGACTGGTTACAAGAATTTATGAATAATTGTGTCAAATTGCGACTAGAAGGAAAACCGTGTCAGTTCATAAATCCGAGCAATTTAATTATTCCTCCACAAATACTAGAAGACGGAAACTATGATTTTGGAAACTCTTTTTATAATAACTATTTTACAAAATTAGGAAAAGATTATCAAAAAGTGTTGTTCAGTTTAGCAAAAGAAAAAGATGGCACTACAAATTACGAACCATTTACAAATCAGCTACAAACATTATTGGCAAAAGAACTGAAGTTTGGAACTGGATATTTTAATATAATGCCAGAAAATGCGAAACCATTAATACGAAGATAATAAGATACTAAAATAATGAAATATATTATAGATGCGAGAATGATTGATCATCTATTTTATGTTTTATTTTAATCCTTTATAATTATATAATGGTATTTAATTACATTTCATTGCCTATATTTTTAATTAGTTTTTCAATTGGAATCTTTTTTATTTATATATTAGGTCCAGAAATGAAAACTATCTATGTGTATCCAAGTCCAGAAAATATAGACAAAGTTTTATTTAAAGATAAAGCAGATAATTGTTTTTATTTTAATCAGGTTGAGGTGAATTGTCCAAAAGATAAATCTGCTATTTCTACTATACCGATTCAAACATAAATCATTGAAATCTCATTGGAATTTTTTAGAAATAATTAAATTCAGTGAATATATTATGGGAATACATCTTGAAAAGTTTGTCCATACAGAGAGAGGTAAAATACTAATGTCTATAATATTAGGGTTTGGATTGGCTTCTCTCTTCAGAACTGTTTGTAAAGATAAAAATTGTCTTGTATTTCATGCGCCACCTTTAGATGATTTTAAAGATAAAATATATAAAAATGGAAACAAATGTTATCAATTTAAAGCAGTTGCCACTAAATGTGCAATCAATTCGAAAATAGTTGAATTTGACTAGTTTGCGTAATTATTATAATCAATCCTTCTTTATAATAATTATGAGTGATTCCACCAGTATTTTAGACTTACCTACGGACCCTGTTGGAGGAGGAAATATACACGGAGGATTGTCTATGAATGCTTCAGATAGTATGTCACAAAAACAAATGCCTAATTCAAATGTTACTTTAGACCAATTAACTATTAGCCAAATTGTCAACGGACTTCAGCAAGCAGCTATTTCTGGCGCAACCCAGTTGCCCTCTAGAGATATTCCTATGGGTACTACTGGACATAGCAACGACGCACAAATTCAGCCAAATTATATTCCTATGCCGGAGAGACAACCAGACTATATAAAAGAGTATGAGAGTAATTCGGAAATGATTCATAATTATAATAAACAAATGAATCGAAACAATTCGCTAGACGATATGTATAATGAAATACAAATGCCTCTTTTATTAGCAGTGTTATATTTTTTATTTCAATTGCCCTTTTTTAAACGTTTTTTGTTTGGATACTTTCCCGTGTTATTTTCAAATGATGGAAATTACAATATAAATGGATTTCTTTTTACTAGCACACTATTTGGACTATTATTTCATACATTGAATAAAGTCACCACACATTTTGGCGCCTTTTAGAATCATCGTAATATTTTGAAAATTATAATTGGATGTCATAATAATCGAATGATCCATGAGTATGCCATAAAATTAGCAGACAATTTACCCGATAATTTTAAAAATGCCAGCGCGCCTTTACGTATTGATTTAGTATTAGAAGGAGGTATGTTTAATGGAAGTTATTTAGTAGGTGCATTATATTTTTTAAAAGAGATGGAAAATCGCCAATATATTAAAATAGAGAGAATTTCTGGATGTAGTGTTGGGTCGATCGCCGCATTTCTCTATTATATTGATTCATTAGATATGATGACCTATCTGTATAAACACTTTACAGATGATTTTAAGCTTCAATACCAATTATCTATTATTAAAGATTTTAAAAAATATTTATCTGAAAGAATTCCCGAAGATATATGTAAAAAAGTAAATGGGAAATTATATATATGTTATAACAATATTAAAACAAATAAAAAAAGAGTGAAATCACACTACACTAATGTGGATGAAATAATAAACACCATTATTAAATCATGCTATATTCCATATTTAATTGATGGGCAACTATTATACGAAAATAAATATGTGGATGGGATAAATCCATATATTTTTAATAAAGAAGACAATAAAAAAATATTGTACTTAGAATTATGTAATTATGATAAAATAGGCAACTTATTAAATATAAAAAACGAAAAAACGAATTTTCATCGAGTTCTCTCTGGATTACTTGATATTCATAGTTTTTATATTAAACAGACAAACACACACATGTGTAGCTATGTAAATGATTGGTCTTTTATACATAAGGGGGGTCATTTTATTAAAAGGATGATTGAAAAGTGCTGTATTTATATTATATTTGGTATACTGTATATGAAAACCAAAATGCCTGCGGAAATAGAATATACTTTTTTATATAAAATAATGACAAAAATCACACATCAAATTTTTATCACCACACTAGAAACATATTGTTTATAACTGAAAATGAATATATTTATTTTTTGTTTTTTCTGCGTTTTCTAGTTTTTTTTCCATACATATTAAAAAAAAACGTATTTTTGGGTTTTTTTGTCTTTCTTATTTTTTGAACCTTTGTTTTTTTGCTATTTTTTTTAGACAATTCTTCTTCCTTTTCTTGATCCGGTTTGTAATTTAAAAACCATTCTTCCAATTCTTTTGTATGTCCTGAATTTTTTAATTCTTTATATTTTTTGGCTTTTTGTGTGCGCAATTCTTCTACAGATTCTTGGTGACCATAACATATTATACTAAATCGCCGTAATAATCCTTTTTGTTTTAATCTATTTTTTTGTTGTACTTCAAATAAAAACTTTGACATACATAATATTCGTTCAGAAAATTCATTATAATACGGTCTTTCCGCATATAAAAAAGCCAAATAAAAGCTCAACATAGTATCTATTGTGGCTATTTTTACTTTTTGTCCTTTAATATAAATAACATTATAACTATGACACGCGATAGGTTTATATATAAAAGCTACAGTATCTTTTCCTATTTGTATTTCATAATGTTCTGAAATGATTTCACCCACAGGTTTATGTTTTACAATTTTAGTATTATTTACTCCGATATCTTTTAAACGCTCCTTCACTATTTCAGCAGTTGTCTGTGGATTATTGGAGATTACATCAAAATCCGCTATATTTTTTAATTGCTTTTGCATTTGTTTTGGCATATATTGTGAGTAAAGCGTAATAGCAAATCCGCCAAAAAATACCACTCCTTGGTTTACAAATGTATTTTTTATATTTTCATAAATATTGTCCTCATTTTCTTTATCTTCCATAATTCTCTGGAATTCAACATCATTACAATTCACATGAGTTAATGGGTAATTTTTATTCAAAAGAGTAAGACGTTTTAATACTTTTTCCCAACGACTGATATCTCCTGCGGGCCTGGACAATTCTAAATACATAGACATCCGTAAAAAATTTGGAGGGGCATATAATATACCCGCCACTCGGATTGAATCTGTTTTTAACGCATTAAAAATTTCTTTAGGTAGTTGTGTTATATCTGCGACAGGTATATAATTCACAAAAACTTTATATGTGCCATGATGTTGGCCCGCTTTTGCTTCCACATCTGTGAATCCTTTTTTATAATAAATATCTGCTAATTTTTTGGCATTGTCTAAAGCATCAAACGAAAAAAAATCATAATCCGGAATTTCTACATCTTTGTTATAAAATTGGTCTGATTCTGGTAATATATTATTAATCGCAGTACCTCCATAACATACTAAATTCTCCGTTTTTAAAAAATCTTCGACAACATTAATTATTTTTTGTATTTCTTCCGAATTTACAATACGTTTGCCTATTTTATTTTCTGCTTTGTCTACTGCCATACGTAAAATAGCTAACTCACACTCACTAAATTTTAAACCTTTACATATATTTTTCTGCTTCATATAATAAAAGAATAAAATATATATTATAAAAAATATATTATAAAAAGGATTAAAATGTAAACACTATATATTTATTATTTTTACATCAATATTATTTTTAAGGAGAAGGCTCATATTGACGCAATATATCATCAAAATCATCTTCATCCACTTCAATGTGAGCTAAACTATTTGTGGATCTTTCTAGACATGGAGGAGGATATGAAAATTTTCGTCCTCGCTTATCTCTATTTTCATCAACAAATATGTCTTCTTTAAACGCATATTGAAATATATTATTAATGACATGATGTGGAAAAGTATCTACACGAGTTAAGATGGGAATAGTTGGTAGCAATTTATCTTCACACTCTTTCTCCTCACAGTCTAATACATATTTATCATAATGTGTTTCTCCACATTTTGGACAATCATCACATCTACATGTCAAAAGATCCCAAGGATATGGAGGATCCTGACTTCGAAGACATGTTTCAATTGGAAAATCCGTATAAAACACTTCACCACAATTACATTCAATTCTGGTTTTACCATAATTATCAGGATATGGAAGAGTATCTACACGAGTTAATATGGGAATAATTGGTGGCATTTTGGGTGGCACTTCATCGGGTACATGTGTATTATGATGTTTTTTTCCACACTCTGGGCATGTACCAAAACGATAATCATTTTTCACATTCGGATGATTTGTGTAAAACCCCCTCCCACAAATACATTCAATATACACATCTGTTAAAAACATAGGAATATGTCCATTTAGTTCATCGTCCATGGATTTCCAGTAATCCTCTTCGAATTGTTTTTGAAACTCTTCATCAGTCATAATACGGTTGCTCATTGGTAATTATATCTTTTATAGTAATCTTTAAATTCATTTCAATTTTTTTATAAAATCAAATCAAATAATTACAAATATTTGTAAATACTTTATTTATGGAATTACATTACATGTTGAAATCATAATAATTACTTTTCACTGGTCGAGAGGCATAATTAAATTCGGGATTTTGGGGAATGGGGTCTTCAATCGTCACTGGAGTATATCTTAACTGTGCCGGTTTTAAATCAAACGCATATCCTGCTCTATCAAACATCATCGTATTTTGTAATAAAAAATTATCTACATATTGATAGCGAACTGCGACCATTTGACACCCATATGTTCTACACAACAGTCCACTTGGGTTTATTGGGTTTACTCCTTTGTCAGGAAATACAATGGTCATATTTCTTTTATTATATTCGGTCAATTCATTAATATCTGGATTGTCTTTAATTTGATTAAAATGTAATGCCCTCATAAACATTGAATTACTGGTTAAATTCACATATTCTAAAAATTCTTTATTTTCTAAAAACGCATTACTATTATTCAGATTTCTCTCTACGATGAGTATTATTTTTTTTTGTAATTGTAATAAAGGCACACTTCCTAAATTGGTATTGCCATTTTCAAAACTATATTCTTTGCCGAGCATTTCATTATCATAAGATTTAAAAATTTCCGCCATTTTTGTATATATTGCCTGATTGTTGCTCTTGATGCGCAAATGAATCAATAATGGGTCTGTCGAATTCGGGCATGTGCCTCCCGCAAAAGCATAATCTCTCACTGTTTTCATTACATCACCAAAATGAACTGAGTTAAATGTTTCTTTAATATAAAAATCGTCTTGGGTGCTTGTTGCTACAACTGGTTCATTGTCTACCGAATATATTTCAAAATCTAAGCATCTGACTCCTTGATTGATTACCGCTTTTAAATTACATACGTCTACAAAATTATTTTTATAGCTTCCGCCTGAGCAAGCATTGTAAGATGTTTTAATGTAGTAATCATATAAATTGCCGGAGCAATCCGGGTCATTGCTTGAGATTGGTCTTATTTTTCCGTTCACTGAAGAATATAAATTATTCATATAGTCGCATTCAGATTTGTTTAGCCTTGTCAAATAAATAATATATCCCACCATAAATATCAATAAAATGAAAATAATGGCCATAATCATGTAACACTGAAAATCTGTATCTAAATTCTTTAAACTGCTTAAATAATTAGTTGTTTGTGTAGTTGACATTATCTAATATAATATATTATTTTTTATTAGAGGTTTTAAAGGAATATTTAGGGGGTTTATCCCCACTTTTATATTTAGAGATAAATCGCTTAAATATAATTTATTTATATAATATAAATGCCCAAACTTTGTGAATTTGAAACTTGTAGAAAACAAGCTAGCTATGGAGAATTTTATGGTAAACCATTAAGATGTAAAGAGCATAAAGGTGAATATAAATTAGTAAGTAGATTGTGTCAAGAAGGCAATTGTAAAATTTTTCCTAATTACAATTATGAAGGCAATACTAATGCTTTATATTGCTCTAAACATAAAATGGAAAATATGATTGATATTAAACATAAAAAATGCATTAATTTTGAATGCGAAAAATTACCGAGTTATAACTATGAAGGTGAAATAAAAGCTATATATTGTTTAGAACACAAGAAAGAATTGATGGTTAATGTTAAAGATAAAAAATGTCAACATATTGGTTGTAAAACTCAACCAACTTTTAATTTTCAAGGTGAAACTATTCCTTTATATTGTTCTATTCATAAAAAAGAAGAAATGATTGATGTTAGAAATAAAAAATGTATACATCTCAATTGTAAAACTCATCCTGCTTTTAATTTTCAGGGTGAAAATATTCCTTTATATTGTTCTATTCATAAAAAAGAAGAAATGATAAATATAATATCAAATAATTGTCTTTATCCAAATTGTAAAAAAATACCTCATTATAATTATGAATGTCAATCAAAATGTCTTTATTGTTTTGAACATAAAAAAGAAAATATGATTGATAAATCAAATAGAATTTGCATTCATCCAAATTGTAAAAAACAATCTTCTTTCAATTATGAAAATGAATATAAAGGTTTATATTGTTCAATACATAAAAAAGAACAAATGATTAATGTTAGAGATAAAAAATGTAATTACCCAGATTGTAAAACACAACCTACTTTTAATTTTAAAAATAAAAAAACTGGTTTATACTGTTTTGAACATAAAAAAGAAGACATGATTGGCGTTAAAAATAAAAAGTGTAAAGCAAATTATTGTTTAGGCACATCAGCAAATCCTAAATATAAAGGATATTGTTCTTATTGTTATCAAAATTTATTTCCGAATGACCCATTAAGCTTACAAATGCGGTCAAAAACAAAAGAAATTGCAGTTCGTGATTTTATCAATATAAATTTTGAAGGTTTTCAACATGATAAACCATTATGGACCGGGAATTGTGATTGTACCCATAGAAGAAGAATTGACCATAGAAAATTAATTGGTAACAGTCTTTTATGCGTTGAAACGGATGAAAATCAACATAAAAATTATGATGAAAATGATGAGGAAATTCGGTATGATGATTTGTTTATGTTACATGGTGGTAAATTTATTTTTATAAGATTTAATCCAGATAAATTTAAGGATAAAAATGGTAAATCAATAAACCCAACTCTTTATACTCGGTTACCTATTTTGAAAGAAGAAATTGAAAAACAAATAGAGAGAATAAAAAACGAAGAAAATAATGAATTATTAGAAATAATTAAATTATATTATACAGAATATAATTGATTTAAAATTAAATAACTATATATATTAATTATAACTATGGCAGGAGGTTTGCTTAATTTAGTATCAGAAGGTCAGCAAAATGTAATATTAAATGGGAACCCAGAAAAATCGTATTGGAAAACTACTTTTAAAAAGTACACTAATTTTGGGATGCAAAATTTTCGTCTTGATTACGAAGGTACCCCATCACTAAATTTAACAACTGAGTCTACATTTGTGTTTCGCGTAAAACGATATGCCGATTTACTTATGGATTGCTATGTTTCTATAGCAATGCCAACAATTTGGTCCCCTATTTATCCTCCTCAAGCGATTCCGCAAGAAGATGGTAGTACTGTTTACACAGATTGGGGACCATATGAATTTAAATGGATAGACAATTTGGGCGCCCAAATGATTGAGCGTATTACGATTACTTGCGGCAATCAAAAGTTACAAGAGTATTCAGGTCGCTATATATTAGCATCTATGCAGCGGGATTTTTCAGGGCAAAAAAGAGCCTTATTTAATGAGATGACTGGAAATATGCCTGAAATGAATAACCCCGCAAATGCCGGCACACGTGTGAACGCATATCCAAATGCTTATTATACGGCAAATCCCGCGGGTGCTCAGCCCTCCATTAATGGCAAAGTTTTATATATTCCTCTTGGTGCTTGGTTTAATTTGAAAACTCAAAATGCGTTTCCATTAGTATCTTTACAATACAATGAGCTTCAAATAAGTGTCACGTTTAAACCAATCAATCAACTATTTCGAATTCGAGATGTAATGGATTACAATAACAATTTCCCTTATGTGGCGCCAAATTTCAACCAATTTTATATGCAGTTTTATCGTTTTTTACAAACACCTCCTGACATTACATTGGGACCTACATCATATGTGGATATAAGAACAAACTGGAATGCGGATATTCATTTAAATTGTACATATTGTTTTCTCTCAAACGATGAATCCAGATTGTTTGCAAAGAATGAACAAAAGTACTTGATTAAGCAAGTATATGAAAGACCTTATTACAATATTACGAACCAAAATAAAATACAATTGGATTCTATTGGAATGATTATTAGTTGGATGTTTTATTTTCAAAGGAGCGATGTAAACTTACGAAATGAATGGTCGAATTATACGAATTGGCCGTATAATTATATGCCTTTTGATATTATTCCTGCTCCGAGCGGCGGAAATTATCCGAATCCAGATTCTGGCGGTATATTGCCGTATATCGGCCCAGGTTCGGAGCCAAATGGAAATTTATCCGGGCTGATGATTACGGGGGATTATACTCCGCAAAACAATAAGGATATTTTAGTGGGGTTGGGCATTTTATTAGACGGACAATACAGAGAAAATATTTTGCCGGTGGGTGTGTATAATTTTGTTCAAAAATATACTAGAACCGATGGATTTGCGCCAAACGGATTGTATTGCTACAATTTTTGTTTAGATACATCACCATATTCATTACAACCGTCCGGAGCCATGAATATGAGCAGATTTACGAATGTGGAGTTTGAGTTTACAACTATCCATCCACCAGTAGACCCATATGCGCAAGTATTAACTATTTGTGACCCCACTACGGGTGAAATCATCGGTGTAAATAAGCCAACTTGGCGCATATATGACTATAACTATGACTTATATGTGATGGAAGAGCGCGTGAATATGGTGATATTTGTGGGTGGAAATGCGGGGCTGTTGTATGCGTTGTAAATTCTTTTATATTATATACAAATGACTTAGTAAACCAATTGTTAACATGTAACTGTCAACTGATAAACATAATGTTACTTTTTGACAATATTTAATAAATTAAGATAAATATTTAGACAAATATTAATAATAATATAAAATGACAACCCCTGAATTGTGCTATTCTAATACTATTATTTACAAAATCTATTGTAACGATGCTTCCATAAATGATATATATATTGGACATACAACTAATTTTATACAGCGTAAATGTCAGCATAAAGCATCCTGCGGCAATCTAAAGAATCAACTAAAATTATATAATATTATAAGAGAAAATGGAGGTTGGAATAATTGGAACATGGTTGAAATTGCAAAATATAATTGTAAAGACAAAACAGAAGCACGAATTAAAGAGCAATATCATTATGAAGAACTAAACGCAACTTTAAATAGTTGCCCTCCTTTTGTAAATAATAAAAATAAAGACACCTCAAGTCTTAATGATAAAATTATAGTACAACAATGCCCAAATCATACTGAAAAATTTTATTGCCACACATGTAACTTTAAATGCTCTAAATTGTCTGATTATAATCGCCACTTAATAACACGTAAACACACAAATTTGGCCCAGAAATATGCGGAGGCATTATTATTTACATGTAAAAATTGTAATAAACAATTTAAACATTCGCCTAGTTTGTCCAGACATAAAAAAACATGTTGTCCAACAGAAGTTATAAATAATATAAATACAACTCTTAATGAAAAAGAATTAATAATAACATTATTGAATCAAAACAATCAATTACAAAATCAAATTATAGAATTATATAAAGAAAATACAAGCAAAAATTTTAACTTACAGGTATTTTAAATAAAACTTGTAAAGGCGCTATAAATTTCATGATTTTTGTATATTCAATCAACTATTGATAAATAAATATTTTATTAATAATATGTGTTGTAAAATAATATAAATAGTATTTGAATAATTAATGAAATACAATGTCACTTATACAAAATGTAAAAGTAATAAATAAAAATCATATAATATTTTATCATAAGGATAATTATTATTATCAATCTATAGACAATGATAATAAAATTAATATATTTAACAAAAATTTAATGAATATTTTTCTTGAACAATTTTCAGAAAATATAGGCAATGTAACATATGATGATATAACATCGATTTCCGTCTTAGAAAATCATGATAAAGTTATCAGAAATTTGCCAAAAAACTTAAAACAGTTAATTATTATGTCAACCTATTGTGACACAATAGAATTTAATAATGAAGTATGTTTAAGTATTGAACACATTAGCATTGATAAATCAAACATTGACAATTTTCCAGATATAAGAAATTGTGTAAACTTAAAAACTTGTAAAATAGCTCATTCAGCTATTGATAATTTTCATCTATCTTATGATTTACCAAATATGTTACATGACTTAAATTTACAAGGAAACTTAATAACAAATGTAAATTTTTCTTATGATAAATTATTAGATAAGCTGGAAAATAAAACCCTACGTAAAATCAATTTGTCAGATAATAGATTAAATTATGATGAATTCCCTGAAAAATTAAGAATTAAATGTAATTTAATTAGACAACACACTTATATTCATAACAGAATAATAAATCGCAATGTAGCTAATGACAATATAGCAAATATAATAAATACAAATATAAATGGAGGGGAAACACCAAATAATTTTTTTTCAAGTCAAAATGTACACTTATCATCTATTAACAAATCTGTATTAAAATCACTGTACAATATTCGTACTTTTATTGCTGAAAATGAATTAAAGCCAGTGGTTTTGGTATTTGATCGCTCATTTGTTACAAAATTAAAAAACATATTACCATTATTATCAACTGATAGTGACCAACAATTATTTAATAATTATTTTGTCAACTTTAGTGATTATACTATATATAATACAATACATGGTGATTTTAATGGGCTAACTAGAAATAGTATTACCCATCTAACATATAAACAAACATTTGAAATGATATGGTCCATCTTATGTTTTAAACATAGAAAAGGGGAATGTAATTTAGTGGATGCGGTTAATAGAATTAAAATTGAGCTAAATGATGGCTTAAAAATGTGTTTTACTGGAAAATATAATAGATTAATTAACTCGATGGTCGGAATAATTGAAGGAGTTCATGTTGGATTTAGCGAAGGAGAAGAACTACAACTTGAATTTGGAAAATTAATACAAAGATTTAATAATGATACAAAATATAGTTTTGATAAGCTATTATGTGATTCAAAAGAATTATTACAATATGTTAAAGATGAAGGATTAAAACAGCCGTGGATAGATGCCATTTATGATTTACAGCCTGACCCAGAAACAATTGAATACAATGGAAAAGAATATTATAGGACATTTGATTATGATATATTAGATTTGTACGATAAAACGTTGATAGGATATTATATGGAAAAAGAAGAAAAAATTATATATTTACATGAATTGTTATAATATAAAATAGTTATATATTATATTATAAAATGTTTTATCCACCGAGTGATGATGAAAATGACAAAATAGTTTCCGATATTGAAGATAAACCAGATGATAATAATACTGATTGTAATATGGATGATTGTAATATGGATGATTTAGAGATAGATGACAAAGAAAAATCATATTTACATGATATTTTTAAATACGAAAACATAAATAAAATAATGAGATATATACTTTATTTGCCAGTAAGAATAATTACCCATATGAATAATTCTAATATGTATTATAAATTCATGCAGAATTTAGATCCAACAAGAGATACAATTGTTACTGTAATAAATACGCATGGAGCAATTCCATGTATAAAAAATAATCAAACAGATGAATATAACCCAATAACAATAACAATACCTGACGATATTGAAATTTACAAACTAACTATTTCTGCACCAGGAACTATTGGTATAGGAAATTACAAAGAAAAGGTATACAATAATTTATTTATAAATAACAATATCACTTCTTTATTCTATGAAACTATTGATTTTACACATTTTATTGATCATTTCAAAGAACAATGGAGACATTGTAATCAATGGTGTAGCGGTCAATTAAAAACAACAACAAATAAACAATCAATTGAGTATAGACGATACTATGATTATTTATGTTATGGTAAACACAAAGGATATAATATAATTAAATTGAATCCTGGTGATATTATAGCAAATAAAATATTTTTACGCAAGTTATCTGAAATTTCTAGGGGTTTGGAAATAAATGAAATGAACAAAGCCAGCAGGAGGTTTCCAGATTTGCTTATTAAACTTTATGGTAACGATGGAGCAGATTTTAAAGGCAACGGCGATGTAACACAATTATTAACTTTACAGAATTTAGTAAATCATTATAAGAGTCTTAAATTCAAAAGAATAGTTATATTTGATTTTAGTTGCTCAAATTATGTTGATCAAGAAACACTTTCACTGATTGAAGATCCTGCTATTATAAAAAACATAAGAATAAATATGTGTACAACTCATTTGGCGTATGGAGGAAAAAAAGTAAAAGTAACAAAAAAAAAGAGAAGAAAAATGAAAAAAATGAGAAAAATTAAAAAATCAAAAAAATGTATCACACGGAAAAAACATTACTAGCATTTGATGACATAAATTAAATAATATTATATATTTTAACCAATAGTGGCATTTGACGATATAGGTCCTTCTTCTACAAACTCACCAGTTACGCTATATCTTTTTGGGTAATTGGGCATGTATTGTAATTGGTTTGGTTTATATCGCTTATTAAACAATTTTTCTTGCTCATCAAAATTGTTGCGCCATATGTCTATTCCATAATCCGCAAATGGTGCTTTTGAAAATTGTTTACTGGGAAATGCTTTTGCTTTAGTTCCTATATCAGTTGTTAAACTAGAATATCTGGGTGTAACATTTACGGTTAATTTTCCAGCAGCATCATCGCCGACAATTTCATCTATTTTTACGGCATTCTTTTTTTCTGGTGGCTTATATGGTTGGCATCCTGGGCAGTCAATATCGGTAAAACATTGCTGGCCAGTAATCACACAACGTGAGGATGGGTTACAAAAATTTTGGCAGCTATATGTAGTAGTTAAAGGCAAATCTACACTATGACTTGTTTGAAAAGCTTCTTTAATATAGTTGTTTACGAATAAATAATCAATCCATTTAAACATGAGACTGAATAATAAGAAGCTGATGATTGCTAAAAATAATATATAAAATTGTCCTTGTGTTAAACTCATATATTATTAGCTAATATTATTTTATAATTTAGAAGAATATAACTGACATATATTATAAATTTTATATCTTTTTAATATAAGTAAATGTCTGAGTCAAATGATACTTCTGCCATTGATGAAAAAAAAAGCGACAGCGAAGGAGGATCTTCAAATAAAGATCCAAATTATGGCAAATTTTTATCATCTTTGCTAATCATTCTATTTGTTTTTATTTATTTTAGTTTTTCCGGTTTTATTTTATATGCTTGTAAAATAGCACAATCCAATGTATTGCCGACAGATAAAAATTGTTATCCTTACACAGATATAAAACCAGAAATAAAGCCTATCGACACGAATATTTTTAAAACGTTTTTAAGTATGGAGCCATTGTCGATGAAATTAAATATTCCATATAATACATCCAACTCAAAAATATCTATATTAGACACTCTCCGGCAATATAAAATGAGCTCATCATCTTATTTTTTAATGAATTATTTTATTTCTATTTTTGAGACGTTGGTGTCAACAAATTTTACATTATTTAATTATTTTTTCAATGGCTTAAACAAAATACCTGAAATTATGATCGTATTATTGGGACCTATTATATTCAGTTGTGTATTGCCATTTGTGACCATATTTAATTGTTGTTTTGTAGCCTTTTACTTATGGTTTTATAATATGTATTGGTTTTTTAAAAAAAATACGAATGAAGATACAAGTGGCCCACCGAAATGGGAAGATGTATCTTTGACAGAACCGATTAATTATGCGTGTGCGATTGGATTAATTATTTTATTTACGATTGTACTATTTGTGGCGGTGCCTTATGTTTGGCTGGCATTTATTAGTATATTTTTCGTATTATTTACCATTGTGTCATACACAGGCAATATGAATAATAAACATATCGGATTGTTAGATATAATTATAGATGTGTTTACATTTTATAAAGTGTCCATTACAACTATTATTTCTTTTATTGTAATTAGTTCTGCGTTTGCTACATTGGGTAATACATCAGGAATAATTGGCATAGTTGTGTTATTTTTAATTTGGTATGGATTAATATCAGTTGACTTATTTCATTCCGCGAATCCTCATAATTTAACAAAATTAGTAAGTAATGAACAAGCAATAAAACGCGCTTGCTTGCCCCGAAGTGATAAAAAAAGCAAGCATGGACTTTTATATAATGTCCTTTTTGGAAGTCAATCTGGCGGAAGCATTGCAAAAGATTTAAAAAAACTGAATAAAATAATATAACAAATAAATAGTGATTAATACAATATAAATATATATGTTATAATGTATTTATAAAATGGGAAAAAAAGATAAACTATCAAAATATCCGTTTGTGAGTATTTGTACCCCTACCTTTAATAGGAGACCTTTTATTCCAATCATTATAAAATGTTTTGAAAATCAAACCTATCCAAAGGATAAAATGGAATGGATTATTGTAGATGATGGCACGGATAAAATTGAAGATTTAGTGTCTCATATACCTCAAGTAAAATATTTTAAATATGACGAAAAAATGACCCTTGGGAAAAAAAGAAATATTAGTAATGAAAAAGCAAAGGGAGATATAATTATTTACATGGACGATGATGATTATTATCCACACGACCGAGTAAGTCACGCGGTATTAATGTTAAAAACCACTCCAAAAGCATTGTGTGCGGGGTCAAGTACAATGTTTATTTTTTTTAAACATATAAATAAAATGTATCAATTTGGTCCTTATGGACCTTCTCACGCAACAGCAGCTACTTTTGCGTTTAGAAAAGAATTGTTAAATGAAACCAAATTTGACGAGAATTCAAGTGTGGCAGAAGAAAAACATTTTTTAAAAAATTATACAATACCTTTTGTTCAGTTAGACCCAATGAAAACCATTTTGGTTTTTTCTCATAATCATAATTCATTTGATAAAAAAGAATTGTTAAAATACTTGCCATCTCCTCAAATAAAAGAATCCAATTTATTGCCAGAAGATATTGTAAAAGAGAGAGATACTTTCCAATTTTTTATGAAAGATATAGACATATTGTTGGAGAATTATAAAGCAGGTTCTCTAGAAAATAAACCAGATGTTATAAAACAAATCAATACAATAAAAGAAACTCGAGAGAAAATGATTCAAGAACAGGCTCAAAAACAGCAAGAATATAATGGTTTTATTAATTCAATGGCGAATGCTAGTTCAGCTCCCCAAGTGGCACAAAATACAATGGATAATTATATACATATGATTCAAGAATTATCTTCTGAAAATCATCAGTTAAAAGACAAAATAAAATATTTGGAAGACAAAATAACAAAACTAATCACGGACCAAATTCAACTAAAACGCGAAACTATATAATATATATTATAAATATACTTAAATAGATAACACCTATTATAGTATAGTATATTGAATATGGAGTGTGATGACTATATGAACGATACCGAGTATATACATAATGAACCATATGATACAGAACTGCCATCGTTTAAACAAAAAGACCGTGGGTATAATAGAGTGTATAGAAAGCGTATTCGTACGAGTGATGGAAAACTTGTAAATATGCCAGTGGATGTATATAGCAGTGGAGATGTTGGGTCAAGAATAAGAAACGCAGAAACTGGACAATATTATGATTTCGCAGTGGGAAGCAAAAAAGAAAATTTATTTTTTAAAGTTTCGCTCGCCACTGGAGAATGTACTAGCTTAAATGGGAGTCATACATTATTTTATCTTTCTCCAAATCATTACATGTCGCATTTAGATGCGTATTTAGAACCTTCGGAACAAATTGCTTGGTGGGACAAATATAATAAACTGCCAAAAGAAAATATTCCAAAACAACGACGAGAATGGTAAAAATACTCTGTACAATTATAATTATTTTTTATTTATTTTAGATATTTCAAATGCCAAATAAAAATGAAGAAAACTTCATTTTTATTTTTTTACAATGTTTTATTTTTACAAAACAAAAGAACATCAAATTATTATCATCTCTTTACAATTATTAGTATTACAATTATTACTTTTATAAGTAACTTAAATTGTATTTCAATTTTTTTATTACACCTTTTTACACTTCAAACGCCGATTTTTATGTAGTCCAAAACAATATAAACATAATTTATTATTAATATTAATGTTAATTGTTACAGATGATATCCCTTTTTTGAATATTAGTTTATCAACTGGTGTTAAAGGGCAAAAAAAACTAAGACAAAAGAATAAATACATTGATAACTTTAATTCTGATTTTACATTTGTCATATTTGCCACCAATAAAAATAAACACAATTTTAGTTCAATTGTTGAATATGCCAATTATATTTTCAATAAAATTATAACAACAAAATCGTATCAATTGTGGGTTATTCCTCCCCAAGTAAAACTGAAAGAACCTATTATAGAATGTGATTTAAAAAATTTAAATGATATCTACAGTGGAAATCTAATTATGAAATTATTTTGTTGTGAATTAAACACAAATTTTAATACAGAATATGATAAACACCATAAATTAATTCACAAATTATTTCCATATGATGAAAAATTTAGTACATCATCATATAAATTATTTCAATGCGTTTTTGATTGTAACTATAGAAGTTATATATTGGAAACAGACAATTATTATTATTTAATTGGAAATGCGTTTAGTTAAATATATAAACTTATCGGCGTTTGAAATGTAAAAAGGTGTAATAAAAAATAATCAATTATTCCTCGTCGACCATTTCATCTTCTTCGCATTCAATTTCTTTCTCAATAGTGCCCGGCGCATTTTCTTTTGTGTATTTTTCTAAATATCTATAAATACGATTAATATCAAGTTTAGTTATTTCATAATTTTCAAATAAAGCAAAAATTTCATTATCATTATATTTATTTTTTAGATGAATAAAATAACCAAATATGTCTTTTTTGTCCATTCCTAATTTTTGGCATAATTTTTGAATAAATAGCGAGTTATTATATTCAGTAGAATATTTGGTTAATACTTTTGTAAATCTGATTTCAGAAAGAGAATGCTTTTGTTTTAATTTTTGCGTTTGATTGAATTTTTCATGGTACAATTTATTATTTTTAAATGTTTTTATGAGAGAACTCATTTCGTTAAATTGCCATATTTGTTTTTGAAATGTAATTCTATCAATATAATCGGCAAAGCATATATTATCTAATTGGTCAATATAAAAAGGAATAGATATTTTTTTATCACATTTTTCAATTACATCAATAATATTTTCATGCCACAGCAGTCCAACACTTGTCCTATCAGTTTCATTCATAATATTTACGTGTTCGTCAATATGGTAATAATTATGTATAAGTTTGTTGGTTATTTTTTTTGTGTCATCATTGTAAGATTTGTGTTGAAATATGTTTTGAATAACTTCATTTTTAAAAAAATCATGATTTTTTGTATAAATAGTATAAATACTTTTTAGTTTTCTTAAATCTCCTTGAACAAAATTGGAAATTGTATTTTTAATTGGTGAATCCATATGTATAAACAATTGGTCAACCACTATATTTATTTGAGTAACAGTGATAGGTTTTAATTCAATTGTGTTACATACTTTCATTAGTTCTTTAATTTTTTTATCAACGCGATAATTGCCAATACAAATAATAGGACTTAATGTGATTTCTTCTAATTTTTGTTTTTTTGTTTTTTTGGGTCGGATAAGTTTAATCAGTGTATTGATTCCGCCTTTATCCCCATTATTCATCCCATCAATTTCATCCATAATAATCGCGATTTTTTTCACTTTTTTATTAAAAAGACTCATAATATTTGAATCAGACATATTGTGCTTAGTAATGTCTTCAATAACTGAAGTATTTCTAATATCTCCTGCGTCATATTGTATAATATCATAATTTAATTCTTTTAGAATATTGCTAACAAATGTGGTTTTTCCAGTTCCAGGTTCGCCATAAATATATATCCCTTTTTTAAATAAAAGATTGTTTTTATTTTCTTCAAACGACTGCAATATATTTTTAATAATAGTAGCTTTCTCTTCTCTATTCAAAATATTATTTATATTTAATCGTTCCATTGTATAATATATATTTAACAATTGTTTTTATGTTGATTTTTACCTAATCCAAATTTATTATTATTGCTTACATAATAATAAATGTATTTTATTTTTCAATAATTACTTGTCGATGTTTGTACAACCACATATAAAATTATTTAACAATGCGGAACTATCGGAACTATTTGCGTCAGTATTTGTAAGTAATTTGTCAGTATTTGTATGTTTCAGTGTAACTTTATGTCTATCAAATTGACTTTTACGTGATGTATAATAGTCACATTTTTGGCAATAAAATTTTTCGGAACTTTTTGGAACTAACGCGTCAGTCATTTGTCAGTAATATTACTGCTTAAAAAGTTCTTAAATTCTTTTCAATAAATAAAATTAATAAACAAAATAAAAAAGTATCATCACAAATTGAAAAATATTTTTCTAATGACCAGACCTTAAAAATTTTTATGGTCTCAGAAATATTTTTTTAGACATTTATTCGGGAAAAGTGAAAAATGGACATTTATAAATGTCCAAAATCCATTTTTCCGAAAACTTTTGAGATTTTTTCTCTCTTTTTCTTCTTTTTAAATAATAAATGAAAAAAGATACTTAAAGAAATTATTTATCAATAATAACCCCTTTTGCAATATTTTTAATAATTTTGTCTTCTTTTTCTAAATCATTATCTCCTTTTCCTCCCATTGCTTCAATAACTAATTTATTATATTGATCTGAATATTTTGAATCACTTTTTCCACAATCAGGATATTTATTTGTAAACTCATTTAATAATTTTGAATTTTTGTGAGCCACATATTTTATCGCTTTTCGTAATTTATGTTTATTTTCATTTTCCTTTTCCCATTTATTTTCATCTTTTACATAGATTACTTCTCTCTTTGAATCCGTACAATGAACTGGTCTTTTATTTTCATCGAGAGAATTTAATTTTTTTACAATAATATTTGAAATCCCTTCAACATAACCAATTTTTCCCACTTTTTCTAAATCAGTTAATTGTAACTTAATTGAATCAACAAAATCCATGATATTCATCGCATCTTTACAAGTTTCATTTAAAAATAATTGTAAATTGAATGTTTTATTATTAGAATTATTAGATAAATTGGTTATATTAGTTATTGAATTGTTTTTAGATAATTCAATAATAGTTTTATTTTGCTCTATTAATATTTGTTGTAATTCTTTATTTTGTTGTAAAACACTTAATATAAAGTCTGGTGTTATTTGACTATGTGTTTCTTGATTATTTTTATTACAACCTTTTTTTTTATGCCTCCATAGTCCAGAATAATCTTTATAGTGTTTATCACAATTAATACATACAAATGGCGAGCTTAATTTTGGCTTAATTTCATTGCTAATCATTGATTTTATATGTTTAGCACTCTTATTATGATTGGTCATATTACTTTTTTTGCTTGTACTATAGTTACATTTTTCACATAAAAATAATGGGCTTAAATTTGGCTTAATTTCATTGCTAATCATTGATATATTAGCAATGATATTTTAAGCTTTTTTAAAATGAAAATATATATATTTTAAAAAAATAAAAAAGTATCGTCACAAATTGAAAAATATTTTTAAAACGCTCAGACCTTAAAATTTTTTATGGTCTCAGAAATATTTTTTTAGACATTTATTCGGGAAAAGTGAAAAATGGACATTTATAAATGTCCAAAATCCATTTTTCCGAAAACTTTTGGGAATTTTTTATTTTTTTATTTTTAAATAATAAATGAGATAATGAACTTAAAGACACATATCTCATTTATAAAAAATTGAAACACTTTTTCTCCATGAATTTATATAACAAACACAATGGAACATTCTCAAATCGAAGACAAAGATGAACTCCAACTAAATAAAATATACCAAGAGCTAGAAGCAATATTGATAAGAGTAGAAGATCTACGAATACAAAAAGACCAACTTTACGAATTATCAAAAGATGAGCTGAGACAAAAACGGATTGAGTTAGACGCGCTTAATCCAGTTGGTAAATTTAAGTATTGCCCAATTACGAAAATGAAAATTCCATATCTTGATAAAGAGGATGATGCTTTTCAATATTATGACAAGCAAATATCATTACTTTATCAAAGAGTGAATATAATTTCAAGACACAAAAACCGCATTTTAGACCGGCTGGAAGAAGTATCCGAACAACAAATCCAAAGACAAAATAAATATCGCAAACAAAAGGAACAAATGGAAGACAATTACTATATAAGATTAGAAAAACGGAGAAAAGAAGAACAAAATATAAAATTTGTTAACGTGCTATTAAATGGCGTTTATACTCATGTTCGTGTTGTCTAATTCGCTTTAACTCTATTATATTATACATTACATGGGTTATCCACTCCATAAGTAATTCCATCCCAAGTTACACCACAATTGGTTGCCCATTTATATTTATTACATGTGCCGCTAGTGCCCGTAAATGCCGGGCTATTAAAATTCATCACTAAATGTCTATCTCCAGACCTTGGAGGACAAGTTCCTAAATCTTTTATATTTGTACATGTGGTCATGTTATTAGACCCATCTATTTTCCAATAATCTGGACAAGCTGGGACAATCGGCGGCCATTCTTCATTATTTAAAGAACTGGAAAGAGCCATCCCAATAACTACTAAAGTAATGATTAATATAATTATTGCTATAATTAAAACTATTTTTTGAAATCCAGCCATTTGTATATAAAATAAATATATATAATTTTTCTATAAGTGTAATATAAATGAATAATGGACGAGTAGATATTAAAACGCCTAATACTTCTGCTTTATTTGAAATGTATGACAAAATACCAGCGAATCAATGTGTCACATTTAGGAATCCAACGGAGGGATTGTGGACAGATACCGAATTATCTCAAGTCTTTTTCTCTCAACAAAACATTCAACTATTACAAAATGGAATACGAGCAGGAGTTTATAATAAATCCAATGGTCAATATACGATTGGTGTTCAAGATTGTGATTCCCTCAAAATTATTATGCGCAGTGTATATTTACAACACACCACAAATCAACCCACACATATTACGCACCAAGTGAATGAACTGAACAAAATTGTGTTGAATTATTGTATTCAACAAGTATATAGTGAAGCACAGGGCTATATGAAATATTTAGATGATGCAAGCACACTAGTTGTGCCAATTGCTCACCCAGTTATGGCAGATAATACGGATAGAGAGCTGGAGTTTAAATCATGGTTTTAATAAAAAATGTAGTATATACTAATACCAAATATCAAATCAAATACTTACATTCTTATATGAAATATTAAAATGTATTTCAAAAGTTATATTTTTCAAAAATAAATAAAGGCCAATAGTATTTATAAACAGGAATAATGATATATAATCACATACAATTATTTTTCGAATAAATAATTGTATATATTCATAATTTGAGACACATATGTTATATAGTAATATTAGAAGACAAATATATAAACTATTCCAATTATATTTTTGGGTAAATTCTGGCATATAAGTTATCAAAAATAATACAACTCTATTTGTCTATATTTAATTCAATTTTTATTTTAATAAAAAATATTTATTATTTTATAGAAATCCCAATTTAAAACACATTACATTCCATTAGTAAATATTGATACTCATCTAAATCCATATTGAGTCGCGACGCACATTTGAACAACCAAGTTGGGTGGCATACAAACTGAACCAACTCTTGGAAAAACTCTTTATTATCAACGCGCATTTGTTCATGATTTAAAGGGGCAAATAAATGGATAGCATTTGGATTTAGCAATAATGCAGTCCAATCAATCTTATCAAAATTTTGTTCTAATAGATGGATGGCGTTTGAATTTTCCGATAAACAATGCCAATCAATTTTATCTATATTTTGTTCCAATAAATGGATTGCGTTTGGATTGGATGATAACATACTCCAAATTACTTTATCTAAATTTTTTTCTAATAGATGAATGGCATTTGGATTCGCTGATAACCAGTCCCAATGTACTTTATCTATATTTTGTTTTAATAGATGAATTGCGTTTGGATTGTATGATAACCAATACCAATTTATTTTATCTACATTTTGGTCTAATAGATGGATTGCGTTTGGATTTATTGATAACATATTCCAATTTATTTTATCTAGATTTTGTTCCAATAGATGGATGGCGTTTGGATTGGATGATAAATTTATCCAATCTATTTTATCTATATTTTGTTCTAATAGATGGATTGCGTTTGGATTTTTTGATAATGACCACCAATTTATTTTGTCTAGATTTTGTTCCAATAAATGGATGGCGTTTGGATTTTTTGATAATTCCCACCAATTTATTTTGTCTATATTTTGTTCTAGTAGATGGGTTGCGTTTAGATTTAATGATAATATCCTCCACCTCCAATATATATCGAGCTTGGGATGAAAATTGTATATATTTTTAATAGGAGTTTTCATTTAAGTTTTGTTATAAATAATAATTATGAATATTTATTTCAATTTTTATTTTAATTATAAAAAAATGAAAGCAATATAAAAATATTGGGAAATAACATAATATGCAATCTACTTTTGCGAAAGCTTCTTGCCACGGAGATATTGAAATATTAGAAACATTGAAAAAAAGTAGTGTCTTTTCATATGATCGTATTATTAACGATGCGTCATATGATGGAAATTATGTATATGTATTTGAATGGTTAAAACAATCAGGATATGTTTTTAAGGAAAAAGACGCAAATGTGATAGTAAGTAATGCTGTTTCTATTGGCCAATATCATTCTTTAAAAACATTAGATTGGATAAAAAATAATAATTTTGATGTTAAAAATATTATTTTATATAATTTTGAAGAAGAAGATTTACATGAAATTGTTTTAGAATGGATACAAGAGAATTATATAAATTCTAAATAAAAATTAATTATTCCCCTCTAGTTCATCAAATATCTAGATTTGTCAATATTACTAGTTTTATTTATTTGTTTTTTCCACATAATACATTCACCATGAAAACAATCACCACATAATACTTGATGATTCGGAAATATTTCACAAGGGTCTACTTGACTGTTATTTATTGTAAAAGATTTAACATTATAATATCCCCATAAAGGGTTTGAAGTTTTAATTAAATCATCTGAAGGTGTAATATCACCCAAATTTATATATATTTTATCACATTGTTGTAGTAATTTAATATATTTATCTGAATTATTTATTATTTTAAGATGTGTCATTATAATATTAAGTATAAAACCCTTTATATCTTTTACATTTTTATATTTATTTACAATGTACTTTATAAATCATCTTCTAGTATCAGGGTTTTAGTAGGCTTTTTTACAGAACTCTTTTTGGAGACAATCTTTTTTTTAGTGGTTGTTTTATCTTTAGCTTCATCGCCATTCATAAGTTGTTGTCGGCATGTTTTATACTCCAAATACTGCTCTAATAAAGTATCTAATTCAGAATTCCATAGTTGATTTGTAGTAGAATTTGTAAGCATTTCTAATTCTTTTGCTTGGTTCATTCTATCATTTAATAATTTTTCAACATTTTCTTCTGTGACAGAATCCATGGGCATTTTAGTTAAATATTTATAGTCAGCATCTTCATCCATAATATCATATCCCTTGGAGTGTAACATTTCAATTACTTGTTCTTTTTTCTTTTTTCTCAAATCAATCGTTTCATCTAAATTTTCCTGGATGTATTTTGCTTTATTAGATAGCAACACAAGTTCTTTCTCGATAGCATTTATCATATAATCTTTTCTAGTCTGATATAACTGTAGTCTTACTTCATAATAAGCGTCAATTATATCAGATACATTTTCATATTTTTGTAATTTTTCATTGGAATCAAATAAATGCATATTAGTAGTAGTTTTTGTAGTACATAATTTCAGTAATTTTTCAACACCATTACAGGTATACTCATCCATTTTAACTTCTTTTGCTTCCAGTTCTTCCAAGATGCCTTTCGCAAATATAATGGTAAAATCAATATTTGTATCTGTGCTTAAATTTTTAAAATCCTTTATGACAGGAGTTATTTTTTTGCCTTCTTTATCTTGTCCGGGTTCAACTAATCCGTCTAAGAATAATTTGAAATCTTCTGTCCAATAACCAATCGGCAATTCAGTAACTCTAATTTTATCAACTTCGATGGTTTCATATAATCCTTTGATTAAGAATTTTTCATCGCTAATTTTTGATATAATTCCTTTAAACCCATCATAATAAGGAATAAACTCAATTGTTGTAGTATCTACTGAAGCTAATTTATTTTTTAAATATTGGATAATTTGAATAGGATTATAACACATAATATTTGTGCTAAACCCAGTACCAATACCGTTAGAGCCATTTACTAAAACCATTGGAATAATAGGCGCATAATATATTGGCTCAACTGGTGTGCCATCGTCATTCAAATACTTTAAAATATGGTCATCTTGTTGCGGAAATATTGTTCTTGTAATTTTATTAAGCATAGTAAATATATATCTTTCAGAGGCACTATCATCTCCCCCTTCCAGACGGCTATTATGTGTTATAGTAAAATCGCCCAATAGAAATCTTTCATTATTATCTATACTCCACCCATAAAATTCGCCTTTTCCAATAGGTAATACTTCAAATGAAGAGTAATGCATAGACGCTTTTGTAGATTTTCCTGTTTTTATAATTTGTTTTCTAGGTATTCTTGTAGGTATTCTATCTAAGTCTTCTCCAAATATTCTTAAAGTTTTTATTGTCATATTTTCACCTTTTTTTGTTAATTTATCTCTGCGGCAATAACTTATTGAAGTAGCAAATCCTAAACTTTGAGAAATAATATTTAAACTATCTATTAAATTACCGTGTAATCTATCAGACTGACTTATTTCAAATGATGGGGCACGTGTATTATTTTGTTTTAAACACCCATCAGTATCTATAAATCCTGCGAGTAATTGTAATCTATTATTTTCATCATTATATATATATTCTGATGGAATAAATTTATTTTTATAAAGATTATTCTGTTTTAATATTTCTTTAAATGGGTTTAAATCTGTCCTATTTTGTCCATTAATTGTTTTACTATGATTAATTTTTTCAGGTGTTTTTTGAAATACCCAATCGCAAGATGGATGTAGTCTGCTTGATTGACAACACGCTATACAATTACTAGAACTATTATTTATATCTCCAATTGAAGTAACTCTACCACTATTTTTTCTTCTGATTCCATAATGGTAACAATCTTCACGACCACTATTTGGTTGATGTGTAATTTCAGCATTAATAGTATCCGCCCAAATAGCAAATGATTTAACTATTTCATCATCTATTGTAGTAAATCCATTGCCACCTTGATCGCCATCGCCTAACCACGCACCTAATATATATGGGTCTATTGGTAAATCTTTTTTTCCCCAATTTATGCTATTTAAATTATTTATCATATGTAAACCTCTTCTGTAAAATTTTGAAATTTTTAGATAATTCATTAATTTAATATCTATAATTTTTTCTGAACCAAATTGTTGAATTAATTTATTTCTAGATGATACCATTTTTTCATATGCTTCATTTTTTGATAATTTACAACTATTAAAATGATTTGATTTTTTACTATCTGAAGTTAAATTTGTTATTGTTTTTATTTTTTCATCATTTTTATCATAGTAAATCATATACCATGATTGATTTGATTCTTTCCAAAATATTTTTAAATTATTTTCAAACTGTAATGTTAATATATGTTGACTATTTACTGTAAATGATTTACCATTACTTAAATTTATCTTATACATATCATCTATACCATTTGTTAATTTTAACACAACTCTTTTATTTCCATCATCGCCAACTAAAATATCACCAACCAAAATATCTTTGGCATTTTTAATATTCCCATCCCACAATAATATTGGTGTGTCAGGAGATAAACAACCAAATTGTCCATGCGGTTCTAACAGGTTAATATTATTTGAACCGGCAAAGTTTTGAGCCATTCCAATAATTGCCGCATTTAAACTCGCCTCCCCATGATGATAGCATGAATGCTCTGAAATATATCCACTAAATTGCGCTACTTTAATTTCTGCCGTCAAATTTTTCTTAAAAGCTGCAAACAATATTTTACGCAATGATATTTTTAAACCATCCATCAAGTTAGGAATGCTGCGGTCACAATCATATTTTGAGAAGTGAATTAATTCTTTATTGATAAACTCTTCATATGATATTATTTTTTTTGATGTGTCAATAAAACTATCTCTCTCATATCCTCCTAGCCATTCTTTTCTATCATCTGCTCTTTTCTTATTAAATGCCATATCAATTGCTTCATCGCTTATTTTACCATTATTTGCAAATTCAACAATCTTTTTATTTTTAAAATATTCCTTAAATTCTGTCCCTGTGCTGGTTCCTAATCCTTTATAATATTTAATATTCCACCCTTTAGTATTATTTGTTTGGGTCCATTCATCATATTCTCCATTATTATAAAAATTTAATTCCATATTCCCTTTTTTTGCTTTTAAAATAGGAGTATTCATAAAACAAATAAAACCAGGAATATACAATAATGATGGCCACTCGGAATGAAACAAATTAATACACAGGCCTTTAATATGAGACCCATCTGCGTCTTGGTCTACCATAAACATTATCTTACTATATCTCAAGCAAATATGTATATCTTCTTGAGAATAATTTTTTCCTGTCTCTAAACCTAATATTTTCTTTATTTCTGTTATTTCTTTATTTTCTGAAATTTTCACATTTACCCCCCTTATATTTCGCAATTTGCCTTTTAACGGATACACGCCAATAGTATTGCGGTCGTCCGAAGATAACCCAGAAATAATCCCTGATTTTGCGGAATCTCCTTCGCAAAATATAATAATACACTCATTTGATTTGTCAGTTCCCGCCCAATTGGCGTCTGTTAATTTAGGAACTCCGCGGACAGATTTCGATTTAGTACCATCTGTTTTTTTAGCAGCTTTATTCTCTTTTACTTCGGTTAATTGTAGGGCTGCGTCCATTACGCCCATTTTAGCAACCTTTTCAATAAATTTTTCACTGACATCGCATTTTGACCCAAACTTAGAAGAGGGCGTGTTCATATAATCTTTCGTTTGACTATCGAACGCGGGATTTTCAATGTCACATCTTAAAAATAAAATTAATTGTTCTTTAATACAATTGGGATTTACTTTTACTTTCTTTTTTTTCTCAATATATTCACAAAGTTTGCGAGTGATTTGGCCTAAGATATATTCCACGTGTTTTCCGCCTTTCGTGGTATGAATTCCATTTACAAAAGATATTTGTACAAATTCATCTGACGGAGTTAACGCAATTGCGTATTCCCATCTACCTCCAGGTCCATTATCTTCATACACCCGGGGCGACACGGATTTATCTCCAATATATAAATCAATATATTGTTGGAAATTCTTAATAGGAACCAAAGTAGAATTATATCTTACTTTTAAATTTTTATCGGTGACTGCCGCCACATCATACACACGCTTTTTCAAAAGGGAAATAATATCAGGAGTTAATGCTGGAATGCCAAGACGTAAATAATCGGGTTTAAATGTAATTTTGGTATATGGTTTATTCTTACACTTTGTAATAGATGGAGCACCTATTTCATCCAAATTATTTTTGAATTCTTGATAATATTTAAGATTACGAATATGGTCTACTGTTTCAACTGAGCCATAAGTAGACCATATTAGGACGAGTTTGAATCCGAATCCATTTTTTCCACCTACAATTTTTTTTTCAGTTTTATCATAATTCGTAGATGTTCTAAGATGGCCGAATATAAGTTCAGGAATCCATATATTATATTCTGGGTGTTGTGCGACATCAATGCCATTACCATCATTATACATAATAATAGTGCCGTCTTCTTCAATAGTAATGTCAATATTTGTAACAGGAATACAATTGTCTGAATTTGCGCTAGATATTGCTTGTTGCATTCGCACCACATGGTCTCGGCAGTTTACAATACCCTCATCAAACAATTTAAATAATCCAGGTATATATTCAATCTGTTTTTCAACAATTGTATCTCCTGCTTCATTTAAAATCCATTGGTCCGAGTCTATTTTTTCAACTGATCCGATATATGTATCTGGATTATCTAAAATATGTTGTTTATCTGTCTTTTGTTGATATTTGTTAGCAAGATCTATATCGATGGAGTTCATTCTGTGTAATTATATTAATTGATAATTCCTCTTTAAATAATTTCAATTTTATTTTAAAGTGTTAAAACAACTTTTATTATAAAATATTATTTGATTTATATTATATTCTTGTTTTCAAGAATAATGTTCTTATTTACCCTATGATTTCATTCATTTTAACTTAAAGACAAATATATATAAATATTTAATAATGGAAGAATTGGTGAAATATTATAAAAACAAATATGAAGAAACATTAGAAAAATTAAATGAAACTGAAAAAACTATAAAAATATTGAATGAGAGAATTGAAGTCATTGAGTGTTTTAGTGATAGTGATTTTGAAGCAGATTATGAAAGTGAAGAAGAAAATAATGAAGACACAGAAGAAGAAGAAAACAATAAGAAAAATCAAGAAGAAGATGATAATGATTTCAGTGAGGAAGAAAATGATGAAGACACTGAAGATGATAATGACAGTGAGGAAGACACTGAAGAAGAAGATGATAATGATTTCAGTGAAGAAGACCAAGATTTCAGTGAGGAAGAAATAAAAAAAATCAAAGAAAAATTGTTATCATTTAAAAATTTTCGTAAATCCAAAAGTGATTTTTCTTCTGAAGAAGAATATAACAAACAAAGAGATTTATTTAATAATAATAAACAACTTTTGCCGGTTTATTTAATTGAAGAGATTGAAGAATGTGAAAAAAGAATTAGTTTTAAGTTACCAATTGCTTTAAAAAATTATATTACAAAAGTGTCGCGTGAGTTTATATATACTAATTACGGCTTTTATATAGAAATTATTTTAAATAATATATCCCATACAGATGTTTCATTATATTTGAGCGGTAGCAGTTGTTCTAATCATAATAAAATTTATATCCAAGGAAACAAAAAAAATAAAGTGGCTTCTTGGCGTCAAAACAATTATACTCGTGAATATTCAAGTATATGTGCTTACAATTTTAAAAATTTTGTAATTTACACTTTAAATTTACAAAAAAATGAAAAATAAAATAATACATATTTATATAAATGGCCTTTTCATCGTTAAGTACACTTCAAAATATATTTAGATACCCTGGTGCCGTTATTTTATATTGGATTTGATGGTAATATGGGTGGGGCGAAAAATTAACATTTTGCGATCAAATATGTGGTTGTCCGTATTTTATTAGTATTTACAGTATAATTAATTTATTATATTTTAAATAATATAATTATAATATATGTCTAGAACAAATAAATTTACTCCTGGAAACAATTCTAATTCTGCACGAATGATAAAATATGTATCTGAATATAATTCACGTTATCCAGAGAGTGAATCCTTAAAATGTGTGTGTATTCCTGATAAGATTGATAAGCGATTTCCCGGTTCAGATTCAGTCTCATATAGAGTTCCAAATAAAATGCGCATATCTCAAATTGTTCAAACAAGACTGGGAGGTTCAACACAATATGGTAATTTTTATTTAGGTCAACCATTAGAATTAAATTATTTAGGTAATCTTCAAGGGATGCCTGGAGGAAGCGGAATGCCGCCCAGAAATACATTTTAGATTTATAATTAAAAATAAGAATTATATATTTAGAAATATAATTATGATAAACTAAAACAATTGTGAATATCCACTATTTTATTTTTTTCTCTCTTAATTTTATAATGACAAAATATTCAAGAACGTCATCCGGAAGATATTCTGTAAGTGGAAAGACATATGAAGTCTTGATTGGAACCCGCGCTCAAGTATGGCATGGCACCGCGTATAAAACCACAGGGGGACTTACCAAGGGAGATCTAATACAAAACAAATCGGGGCGTATAGTATCAAAAGTGAAACATTTTACGGCAAAAAAAGAAAAGCGTTTAGTAAAAGCGGGATTTTTAACTAAGAAAGGTCATTTTGGTTTTATTAAAAATGGAAAATCTATGCGTCGCAGCAGAGGAAGTCGTAAAACGCGCGGAGGTATGTCCGCACTAAGTCCTTCTAGTTACAATGGAGAAGGTGTAGGAACTAGTGGAGTAAATCTACAATTTGTTGCTGGAAATGCGTCTAGTTAAATTTACACTATTGGAAATTTAAAATGGGATAAAAAATATTCATCTAACTCATTTTCGTTTACATCATAATCAACCCAAGTTTTTAATGAAAAGTCAAAATATTTTACACTTAAAAATATAAAATCCCAATATGGTTGTGAATTTACTATTTCATAAAATGTATTCAGTGTGATTGTCCCATAATTTTCAATTTCTGTGTTTATCTCATTTTCACACTCATCAATATATTCATCAATATATTTATATATTATTTGTTTTATTTCTATTAAATCATCCACATATCCATATGAACTATCTTCGTGTATTTCTTTTTGACTTTCAGTAGCCCAATTAATCTTATAAGGATACATAATGTATTATTATGTATTATGTGTCTAAATTATTTATAAAACAATAGGGATATCAATTATATAAATATATTATCTATTTACCGGCCAAACATATAATAAATATAACGGATATAAATATAAACTTATTCATTATTATAATCATAACAATGAATATACTGATGAATATATTTATAGATACTTTACCAGACAATAATAACAATAAAAATATAAAGCTATTCATTTTAGACCCTCTTTCAGTAATTATTAAGCTGGCGATTATAAGCAACAAACCAGTTGGTACAAAAATATTAATTCAAAACAATATTGTTTATTTTCAAGAACCCGGAATGTTTCAAGCAGTTACACGATATTTTTTGAATACAAATAAAACCGACTTACAATACTTATATAATCCAATACATATTGCGTGCCAATATTTTTTAAGCCAAGATTTTATTGAAACCACCCCAAGGATTAAAAGTTTATTTGAATGCGCTAAATCAGGAATTGAAAGATTAAAAGAGACATATAAAAATAGTCCAATGATTTGTCTATGTTTGAATTATTATACCATTCTAATATCGAATTATTTGGACCAAAATTATAATGAGAATATGTTTTGCAAAGATGGAATGACTAATTTATACATTGCCGAAATTATTAACAAATTTCATTCACACTGGACAAAAGAAAAAATCAATATTATTTTAGAATTAATCCATTTTTTAACAAACAATAAAACACTTGGAAATAATGTGTTGTCGCTGGAAAATATTATGAATAATATTGACAAAGAAACTCCCCTATTGATAGAAAATATATAGTTATTTGTTTATTTGAAATAAATATACTTTTATAAGTTAAGTATTTAAAGATTAAATCAAACAACAACTATAATGGCAACTTTCACAGATAAAACTAAAAATCAAACGCATAGTGAAACAGATGGAAATGTATTAACTATTAAAACAGTCCAAATCGCTCCGTTTAGAACTCTCATGACTGCTCTGAAAGACATTTTATTAGAAACAAATATTAGTTTTGAACCGGATGGAATTCGAATTATAAATATGGACAAATCGCACACTATTTTGGCTCATTTATATTTGGCTGCGCAAAATTTTGAATTTTACGAATGTAAAAAAGAAAAAATTATTATTGGAGTAAATATGTTTCATTTATTTAAATTGATTAATTCGATCGATAATGATGACACGCTAACCATTTATATTGAGAATAATGATTATGTAGATGGGGTGGTCCAGTATTTAGCGCTAAAATTTGAAAATGGAGAAATCAAACAGTGTAAAACCCAAAAATTGAAACTAATTGAACCTGACCCTGAAGAGCTGGAGTACCCTGATGTGAAATTTTCTTCTATTATTAATTTGCCTTCGGCGGATTTTCAAAAAATTATTCGTGATTTGTCTTGTATTTCGGATAGATTGGAAATTAAATCGGTTGGAAATGAATTAATATTTAAATGCTCGGGTCAATTTGCTACTGCGGAAATTCATCGCGCAGAATCAGATGGAAGCATGGGGTTTGTTTTGAAGCAAGATTCTTCTAAAATTATTCAAGGAGAGTTCTCTCTAAAAAATCTTGGGTATTTTATTAAATGTACCAATCTTTGTTCTCAAATTGAAATTTATCTTGAAAATGACTTGCCATTAGTGGTGAAGTATAATGTGGCGAGTTTGGGAGAAATCAAGCTTTGTTTAGCTGTTTTACCATCGTCCTAAATATATTTTTTAAATATGATGTATAAAATATTTAAATAGATTATACCACTCTATTTATTAAAGATATGGAAAAAGAAAATATCAATACTAAATCCAAAGAAGAGTTGTTGAGAGAAAATATAAATAATAGAAAACCATCTTGTGGATTAATTGTCATTGATAATTTTTATAATAACGCAATTGATACTAGAAATTATATATTAAGCCAAGAATTTAAAGTGCGCGGTAATTTTCCTGGACAAAGAACGCGCTCGTTTGCAAATACCCATTTGAGGGAGATTATTCAAGAATATATATTCCCTTTTGGCGGTAAAATAATCGATTTTCCAATGCCGCCAAATGAGACAAATAATGAGGATATTCAAATTTATAATGGGGCATTTCAATATACAACCAGTAGAGACCGTTCTTGGATACATGTAGATGGGTTTAATAATTGGGCGGGAATCGTATATATGACGCCAGATGCTCCACTAAGTTCCGGAACTGGCTTTTATAAATACAGAGATGAAACCACGTATGAAGCCGATTTAAATATAATGAACAACAAAGATGAAATAGATAGATTTTGTCAAGATTTAACCAAATGGGAACAAATAGATAGGGTAGGAAATGTATTTAATCGCCTTATTTTATTCAATTCAAAAAGATACCATATGTCTTTGGATTATTTTGGGGATTCAAAAGAAAATGGTAGATTATTTCAAGTCTTTTTCTTTTCGACAGAGAGATAGCTTTTTTTATTTTACAAAATTAATACTTTAAATACGTAAATTATTAATTAATATCTTCTCTGGCATTTCATTTGGGTTTTTATTGTGTTCCAATTATTCTTAGCCTGTTTATATTTATTTGGGTCGTTTACTTTTATTTTTTTTGGTTTTTTAACTGGTACATATGGTACATATGATTGAATTGATTCAATTGGTAGTTGAACATCTCTACTAATAATTTGGTCAGCTCTACCAACAATTCGGACAGCTCTACCAACAATCTGTTCGTTGAAATCGGGCACAATTGTGTGACTTTGTTCTCTAATACTACGACATAAGGGGCAACTATTTATACTATTTTTTAAACATATATCATCACACGTCATACACAATACATGATTACAATTAAACCTACATATCGAATCGTCTAATTCAAACAGGTCATAACAAATCGGGCATTCAGTTGGTTCTTCAGAATTAATTGGTAATTCGTTCTCCATTTATTATATCATACATTAAAGTGTTTAATAAGATTTCAATTTTTTATTAATTTATTTATTATACTTATATCAAAAAAATCATTATAATTTATTATGGTTAAATGTTTGTTATGTTTTTTAATATATTCATTGTCTAATTCGTAACTAGTTTCTGATAATATATTATATCCAGATTCTAGTAATCTATCACATCGTATATGTTCAAAAATATTAGAACATTCCTCTGGCGAAGGTGCTGGATTATCATTTATTTGTCCATGTATATTTAAAATAAATTTACATTTTGATAATTCAACATCTCTATCGTCCTCATAACCAGCCACAATATTTACTGTAAACCCATATTTCTTTAAAAAATCAACTACATTTCTTCTTCGCGGCGGGTTAATAATTTGTTGGGTTTCAATTGGCAGACTTGTCCAATTATAAATCAATCCAAAATCATATATTTGATTACATTTATTTTCATCAATGAAACTTATTAATTTATTATGTTCTTTTGAATGAATATTGTATGACAAATATTCGCAATTGGTAATATTGTAATTATTTAATATTTTAATATTTGTTTTACTATAATCATATATTTTTAATTGTGGAAATTTGTTGTGAATTTCTAATATGCTATTTAAGCGCCAAGTCAAATTCAACGGTTCTGTTTGTAATATACTAAATTCACAATTATTTATATTATTTAAAATACTTTCGTCAAATAATACATATATAAATGTTACTCTGTCTGGGTGTGAATTAATAATTTCATATTTATTATTGCTAATGATTATTTCATAAATAATATTATTATGATTAAATTGATTTTTAATAAATTGAGAAATGGTTTCAATATTAAAATTTTGATAATAAAAACACCATTTAGGTATAATATCCCTTTTTGTTAAAATTATGTCCGTCCATACTTGAGCTCTGTTTTTCCAAGAACAATTGAGTGCATATTTTTTTCCTTTTTTCTTTAAATCTGTTTTTTGTTTGATTGTTAAATGGATTAATGTCTTTATTTCATTTCCTTCTGAAATAGGAATGCCATAATCTCCAAGCGTATTTATAAGTCCAGCAATAGGATAGTATAAACAAATGACTTCTGAGGCTAATAATTCGAGAGAAGTAATACAAGATGTTTCTTGAAAATAACTCGGGTATAACCAATATTCAGCACTGGACATTAAGTTATATAGTTCTGTTCTATTTAATTTTCCGAGATGTGTTATAGATGGGGTGTTTTTAATAACCTTTAGAATTTCATTATCTTCGTCTGATTTTGGAAAATGATTGTAAGAAGAAATAAATAGTTGCGCATCGGGTAAGTTTTCTAAAATACTTGGCCACAATTGAATTAATTTGGTGAGCCCTCTTTCACTACAAGATGTGTATATAAATTGATTTTCTATTTTGTTGTTGCTCAAATGAAACAATTGTGTGTCGATTCCATTATTAATCACTGTTATTTTATCTTTCAATTGAGGGAATGAAGAGAGAAATACATCTTTATGCCATTCAGTTTGACAAATACAACCAGTAATTTTAGAAGACCATTTTGTTAAAATACTTTCCACTGACAAATCTGTCTGATACGCATACAGAGTAACATCATGTCCCCAAATAAATGTTTGGTAAGCCGAAAAATTAGTATATAATTCATAAAAATTTACATATCTTGAAACAATTATGCTGTGAAATGCGTTTGATTTTATTAAATTCGCTAGATTATTAAAATGTACATATGTAATATTTTCTATTTTTTCTTCTTCTACATCTCCGGCTACAAAGATTTCATACTGTTTTGGAAAACTTCTCGCCAACCAGGCGACTGCTGTTTCAGAACCGCCAAGGGCATTATGTATGCTATATGTATGATTCCATTTGAAAGGGGAATACCCAGTGTAAAATAATAGTTTGTTACTTTGAATACAATCGTTGAGAGAAAAAATAGGTTCTGACAATGTGGAAAATACTATTCCATATTTTTCATATTTATACATAAAATCGTGCTCGTTAACAGGATAATCAATCGAAATTAAAAAATCAATATATTCTTGAAATAATTGTACAAAGAAATCTAATTTGGTGACTTTTTCAATAAAAAATTGTAAATTATATAGCATATTTCCTATGTAAAATTTATTTCTCTCAATATGTTTCTTTGTAAAAATAATTATATACATTTGTATTGTTGTATCATACTCTTTTACCTTATCAGAAACTAAAATCATATAGTATGGCAAAAATAGATTTGCTTTACTTACATCTAAAAACAGTTTATTATGTAGATTTTCTCTCAAAAAATTGGTTTCATAAAACGTTTTAACAATAGTATAATATCCATACGCAACTTCATTCA